ACGCACATTTCTTTTTCATGAGACGCAAATGTTACCATACATGCAATATGAAAAAGCATGATAAACAGAGGCATCACTTCACAATAATACTTAAACCAAGTGAGTAGCTTTATGCTGTAGCCTCTACCTGCAAGGATAATGACGTTTATCATTTCGCTAACGTCCATGTCCTTAAACATTACTCTTGACAACTGTACAACACCGACTGATTGAACTAACCGATGGACTTCATCTTCTTCCTCTTTAGTCATAAATTCTTCTCCTTTTGTTTTTGGGGTTATTATTTATTCTTAGTTCCTCATTCTTAATAATAAGGAAAGTTCTGCAAAAATAAACAATATTGCACAATTCTGTTCGTTTTGCGCAATATTTTATTGTTAAACTTTATAAAAAGTAACAATCTGAAAGTAATAAGTCACAAAAATAGCGTTAGAACGGCTTTCTTGCCAAATTCTAACGCTATTTCTATCTACTTATCAGTGTTTATCCTATCACAACCTCAAGGCTCTCCATATCGGCGAACTTCAAGCCGCAATCTTTCGCTGCCTTGAACAACTCCTTCTCGTCAACTTCATCGATGGCTACCTCTACCTCAGCATTGGCAAGGTCTGAGAAATACTTCTCGGTCTTCTGCTTCTGATTGAAGAAGTACTCATTAACCTCTGCAAACTTGGCGGAATCGTCCTTGGTGTATTCGTAGCCCTCATCGGCATGCTTCTGCTCTAGCTGCTGGCACTCCTGGAGCTTGCGCTGCATATCCTCGAACTTATCGTCCTTCAAGCTCTCCTGTGCTTCCTCCACGTCCTTGTCGTAGGTATCGGCTACGTGGCGCAGTGCCTTCATTGTCTTCCAAACTCGCATAGCGGCATCATCGCTCATTGATGATGTCTTCAATGCCTTCAATGTCTTGTAGGCTGCAACAGCCTCGATTGTCTTAATCTTCTTCATTTTGTTCTGCTCTTTATGTTAAACTTAAAATATAATTCTTAATACTCCGCAAAGATACGGAAAATATTCTGTATATGCAAGGATATAAGAGGAATTATTATAATACTTAAATTACTTATATTTTATTTCCATGTTATTCTTTGAACAACAATACTACCTACTGCTGGGTAGCTAGGTGGATTGTCTGAATGTACTCTCGTTCCTGCGGCACTACCTTTCTTCATAGAACCAGTAACTTTATAATTGCTTACCTGTTTTCTTTCCTTCACGCCCGACTGATATGTAAAGGAGATGAAAGCTTCTATGGTATAATCTTGAGTAAGAACTCCATTTCCATCAAAAACAATATCAAATCCCTCTACAGGATAATTGTTCCAGCTTTCTCCATTTCCCACGTTTATCATTTGTTTGGTTACATAGACTGCTACAGTGAAGTGAACGGTGTAAGCTGCCGTCTTCTTGATTTGCAACGCAAAATTCACCTTACCTTCCGGCACACAATATATTTCTCCATCACTCTGAAGCTTAGTAGTACAAGTCAAGCCACTTACAGATATAATAGCATTCTTGACTATACAAGGTACTGCTGTAGCATAATACTCTTCGTGGCTATTCATGTGCTCTAAAACTTCATCAATAAGTCTTGTATTGCTCATCAGATTCGGGCATATCCATCTCGGTGCTGAAGTCTGCCTTTCTGTATTGGTATTTATCTCCTTGAATGTGGAACTGGATACACAGAGATACCAATTACTTACTCCTCTTACAACAAGTCCCAAACGATAATATCCATTATTAATATCGAGGATATTATTAATAGGTATTACATCTGAACCTACCATTCCGAGTGCTTGCCACGACTGGCTATATAAATCAGAGCCAGCCCATCTACACTTGAAGCTGGTATATAAGAGACTTGTACCTTCAAGGCTTACATTGAGGGCAGAGGAATCTGTCTTACCTGGTGACGTGCTGATGGTTCTAGTCTTGTAGCTATCCAATCCGATTACACCATTGGAGAATCCTCCTAAAGGGGCAGAGGTCTTTGCACTATACCCATCTGTTAATGTTTCATTGTTAACGAAATCGCCTAAACGATAGGGCGAACTGCTACCTCCTCTAGGTCTGGAATATGTCCATTCACTGGCAGCATCCAGTACATTTGTCAAGGAATATGTACTCAGACTAAAAGATGAACCTCTCCGAAACTCATTGGTAAGTAATGAATTGGTGGTGAAATCCAAACCATAACGGCAGTTGGTTCTGTCTCGTTCTGTAATATTAAACGGCTTGGCTATTATCATTGGCTTGTATTTTGCCCACTTATTTATATTGGGGGACTTGCAGAGCGCAGCAAGGTCGTTGCTGGATTCTCCGAGAACAGATTTCACGTCATCAACGCTGACTGGAGCCGTTATTTTTCCGTTTGCTAATGCCATACGCTTAATCTTTAAAACTTAAAACACTAGGCAAGGCAGCTCTCGAAGAGCCACCCTGCGTTAATACTTACTCTGCTGCCTCGCTAGCCATATTGGTAGCGATAGCGGAATTAACCTCCTCAATCAATGATGCCACCTCACTGAGCTTGCTCTGAGGAATGCCGCTGATATTGTAGGTCAGCTCGCTGCCGTTGGAGCTTGCGTTGGCATTGCCGAGATAGTTGCCATTCGCATCTGCGTAGATGCTCATGTTGATGCTCTCGATGTTGCCACCAGACTTGTCAACGTTGTAAGTAATTTCTACTCGATAGCCACCCTTGGTATAAGTGGCGGTTGTCTGTTCACTCTTCTTGTTAATCTTTAAATTCTCCATTTTCTTAACTAATTTAATAAATTAATATTCTTGTTATCTAATCTCTTCTTGTCACTTCTGTCCTGCTTTCCACTCAATCGCTGAACCTCTGATTCGAGGAAGACCACCAGAGCCTTCAACCTGCTAACCTCATCGCCCACCTGCTCGATAGCACCGAATGCCGTTGCAATCAGCTTCGGAGACCAGTAGTTAATCTTGTAGTAGCCCTTCTCGTCCGTCTCCACGATGTCCTTTAAGTGAGGGTTGCACAAGACGTGCTGGGCAATCCAGCCGATAGACCTTGTATTATCCTTCTTCCAGGCAAAGCCGAACGTGCCACCCATTGCCTTGATGATGCTCAAGTAGTCCAGCTTGCGCAAATCCTGCTTCAAGCGGATGTCTGAGGAGGTGTAGGCAGTAATACCGCCAGAGGCAAGAACACTTCCATTCATATATATGTTTGTAGAAGCATCACGATATAACATCCAGTTACCAGTTGCAACATCATAAATACCTCTATTCACATTTCCACTACCAATCATCAACCTTATATCATACTTTCCATTAATAACTCCTATATAAGTATCTAAGTCCTTATCTGTTCGTTCTATAAGTAATCCACCATTACCACTAATATAATTAGTACATTTAAGTAAAGCTGCACCATACCAATTTCTCCAAGTTCCACTATATTGTGCTCGAACTGCAATATAAGGTTTATCACCATTAGCAGTTATTGCGAGTTGAGCATCCCAACCACCATTGTTATCCCATCCAAAATGCAGAATATGACCATCGTTTCCTAATGGACGTTGTGATGATTGAAGAGAACTTGTAGCATGAGTTAAGAATAATCTATTTAATCCTTTAGTATAATCATTGATAGATGTAGTTCTACCATCAGGATAACTATTATATCCATCTATGCTACCTATAGCATAAATATATGCTTGTTTTTGTACACCACCAACTGACATATTTATGAAACCGTCACTAGTCAAACTCATACTTATATTATTAGTATGTAATATTTGATATTCATTAATTGTCTTATCGACTGCATAATCAGTACCAAACCATATTACTCCATCAGCCATTCTTAGAGTATCATAATTACCATTACTTCTCTTAAAGGATATACTTTCTTCTGGTCCATTTGAAACATCGGCAGTATATATACTATTTACACCAACAATATCAGAATTATGTAAATTTATACCAAACTTAGAGTTTGATATCCACCATCTATCGCTATCAGTATCTAGATAATCACCAGTTCTATTTACTTTTCCACTAATATCTTGATGAGAAGTTAAATATCCTTTTCCAGTAACCCAAGATTGAGTAGCATAATTACTATCATTTGTAAACTGACTTACTTTCGTAGGTCTTCCGCTCACATTGCTCCAAGCAACAGAATTAGCACTTCCAGCACTACTTGCATAACTAACAGATAGAGTAGATATTGCTTTATGACCACCACCTCCAGTAAGAACATAATTATCATTAGAATTATTCTTCTTAAATCCAACTCCGTTCCAATATCCAGATGTATCAAAAGAACCAGCTTTGCGTGAATCCCATCCACTATTCATATTAGAGAAGAAGTCTATTGCAGCATCATTAGCTACAATCATATTTTCATCTCCACCATTTGTGTGTTGTTTTAGCACCTCATTTGCTGATTCTCCTCCGCCAATAATAGTAAGTCCACCACCACCGATACATATACCATTACCATAAATATCGACATTGTTGTCCACAAACCTTATCATGTCATAGGTATTCTTAGACCCTTTATAGCTAATATTACCAGTCATAGCACCACCGCTAAGTTTAAGGTAAGTATTAGCTGCATCCGCAGACTTCAAATAAGCACTAAGACTTTGATGACTAGTCAGGAACGTTGCACCTTTAGTAAATGTAACAGTTTTACCGCTCTTTGTAACACTTGTAATAGCATTACCAGTGCCACTTGTGGTAATATTATTTACATAACCATCAAGACTTTGGTGGCTGGTGAGGAACGTGCTGCCTTTAACTACGCTGATAGTAGTACCATTCTTGGTGATAGACGTAACCGCATTACCACCGCCCGATACGGATATTGATGTAGCACTGCCACCCTCCAAGCTGGAGATGCGAGAAGCAAGAGCCTTGATAGAGTAGGCAGATGCTATCTCACTCAGAGATTCAGACGCAAGCTTCAAGGCATCTGCATAGCTCTTCACACTACCATTCAACCCACCACCACTACTTGTACCATCACTTGCTCCGTATGCACTGATTCCGCCTGTGGCATAGAAGTTAGCTGCGGTTGTACCATCAGACTTAACTACTTTAATGGCAGTATTAGCTTTATCATAAACTAATCTGACATCACCAATTTGCACATAAACACCATCAGTATTAGCAATAGTTATACTGCCATTTACATCAGCATTACCATTCACGCTATTGCCCCAAAGCTTTCTTGTTGTTCCCCAATAAGAAGTTACTATGTTGGCAGTACCATTAAACGATGTTCCGTTTATAGTTCTAGAATTCTGTAACTTAGTAGCACTTCCAGCATTACCGCTAATACTAGCAGAAGCTGTAATGAACCCTGCTCCATTAGTAAGCTGATTAGTATTGTTTGGAATACTAATAGACATTGCAGCAGAACCATTATAAGAACCACTACTGTAACCGCTCCAAGAAAGAGCATTAGCAACTTTTGATGCAGATGCTACATTGTCAGTAACTCTAGCAAGTCTTACCCAAGGAGCATCCCAAGCAGCACTATTGCTTATCTTGCCTCCAGCTCTAGAACGGACATAAACTTCAGTAGTGCCAGCTTTTATAGCAAACTGAGTTTGCCACATATTAGGAGAAGTTTCCGTATTATTACTATCAGTATAAGACAGATTAATATAATGATGCCAACCAGTTTGTCCATTAGGATTAACATAACCATTCAACGTTTGATAGTTAGCAGTAGAACTAGCATAAGGTGCTGCAATATTAGACATACCCATACTATTCCCGTGTGTTGCAATATCGTTAAAATTGTGTCCAACACCACTAGGAAAAGCTCTTACTAAATTCAGTGCTTTAGAAGTTCCACCAATACTAATAGTAACCTTGTTTGCAACATCAGAAATACTGAAACCAGTAAACAAACCACTAGCGTGATAATTATCTACCATATCTGCGTTATGAGCAGTAGCTTCATTTTTAACCCAATTCTGAGTTGCATAAGCTGCGAGACTTTGATGTGTTGTGAGATAAGTTCCCAAATCTACAGCATCTCCACCACTAGCCGCAATGGTTTTAGTGATACCGTTAATCTTTACACTATGTGTATGAGTAGTAGCAGACTTACCATTAAGAAGAGAATCTACACTACTCTTGGTGTAATAATTACTTAAACTCTGATGCGAGGTGAGATATGTAGCACCCTTCGTGAAGGTGATGGTCTTGCCGCTTTTTGTAACGGCAGTAACTGCATTTCCGCTTCCGCTAACAGCTACCGCATTCACATATCCATCAAGTGACTGATGAGTCGTGAGGAACGTACCTTTCGTAAAGCTAATCACACCAGTGCTTGCATCATAGGTTGCACCAGTGAGGGCATTGCCGCCAGTTGGTACAGATACACTGATACTAGGAACGGCACTCGCCACGTTCTGAATCTCAGAATAGAGCTTCGCTACAGAGTATGCAGAAGCAATTTCTGAAAGGTTCTCTGTTGTAAGCTTGATAGCATCAGCATAAGCCTTTACAGAGCCGTTGAGACCACCACCACCTGATGATGATGTTCCCACACCATAGGCAGAAACACCACCACTTGTGTAGAGGTTAGCCACCTCGTTAGTCGTAGTGTTCGTAATCTTCAACGCCTTGTTGGTCGCATCATACTCCATCTTTATGTTGCCGATAGAGATATACTTTCCGCTAGGCACGATGATGCTTCCGTTAATATCGGCAGTACCGTTAAACGAGTTACCCCAAAGCTTGCGAGCATTCGTGAGCTGGAGAGCCTTTTTCGCTGAACCGCTTGTAAAGTAGCCCTGCAAAGTAGTGATATTCGTCTTATTGGTGGATATGCCCGAAGCGTTCACCCCCTCTGCCTTTTTCGCTCTTGTTACCTCGTCAGATATAGACTTATTGATTCCATCAACAATACCGCTAAGAGTGTCAGTCTGCGCAATATTGGCGAGGAAGCTCACCACCTCGTTCCACTTATTGATAATTCCGTCCGCAGTCTCTTCGTCAGTAGTCATAAGTGCATACCAATTATAAGCACTATCCCAATGACTTACTTTTGTAGATGAAATTCCGTCCAATACAGACTTATTGCTATGAGTATGCTTTGCTGATACCGCACCATCCCATGCCGCCTGCTTTGCTGTAGTAGGAATAGAGTACCCAGAAGCAAGACTGATAGCAAACGTACCGCTTGTTGTGATAGTCTTAGTTGCACACACCAAACCAGTAGGAAGAGTAAGAGCCACAGATGTAACAGTACCCTTGTTCGTGGTATAGCCCTTTGCGTCTATCTCCGTCTTGGTGTAATATCCTGCGAGAGACTGATGGGAAGTCAGATACCCAGCATCGTTTGTAAGCTGGCTTACCTTCGTGATGCGGTCGGTGATTTCCACCCACTTATGAGTGTGCGCACTAGGTGCAAACGTGGATGGTTTACCTGTAATGTTATCCCAAGAGAGATTCAACCCACCAAGCTCTGTAGCTATATTGTCAATTCGACTGCTGATAGCCTTGATTGCATAGGCGTTAGGAATACTAGTCAAGTCTGCATCCGTATAGCTTCCCTCTATGATTCTCGCATAGCTGATTACGCTTGCATTCAATCCGCCACCGCCTGCGCCACTACTTGCTGCTCCGTATGCTGTGATACCGCCTGTGGCATAGAGATTACCATCAATCTTGATAGCCTTGTTGGTTGCATCATACGTGAGCTTGATGCCATGAAAGGAGATTGCGCCCTCGAATGTAGCATCGCCCGAAACACCCAATTTGGTGAATGGAGCGTTTGGCTTCAAAGACACAAGGTCGGCAACGCTCGTTCCTGCACTTCCTGCCTTCCAAGTCGGCTCGAAGAAGGTGAGGTATGCGCCAAGATTCTTCTCGCTGATGATGAAAGAGGTAGGGTCAGCGTGAACCCTGCCATCAGTTCCCCACCAGATTGCACCACCTGCCACGTAGCCAGAACCATCGAAGCGGAAGATGGTGTTGGCAGGAGTCTTAGAGCCGTCGTTGTAGTCCTTATCGACCATTTCGCCACCGAACCAAGCAGCGATGCCGCCTCCCTTTGCAGACTTCTCTGTTATACCATTGATACCTGCCGTAGTATTGCCATCCGTGTCTCGCAAACCGATGAGTGATGTAAGAACCAGACCTCCGTTAATCTCAGTATCGGGAGCATCCATCAGAGCCTTCTTTAAGTAAGCAAGGCTGGTTACGTCACCGATAACTACACCGAGGTCGCCATATATCTTGCTAGTGATATATGCGTTTGCCAAACCCAACTTGTCATAGAAGGCAGAATATGCGCTTTGGAAGTTGGTAAACTTCGTTCCGACAGCAGATACGATGGTAGCCTTGCCGTTAATATCAGCCGCATTATATCTCGCAGAAATATCTGAAAGATACTTGATGAGTTCTTTCTTAGCAGTCGTGAGAGTAGCAAAAGCGGTATTGAGGTCGGTGAGTTCCTTGGTGCTCTTCAATACCTCTGCTCCCTTCACTTCATTGTACGACTTCTCGGCAGCTGCGAAAGCATCTTCAAGTCGCTTGGAATCCTGAGCCATTGCCGCAATCTCGGAAGGCTCAAGATAGCCATCGGTAACATAGCTGTCGAATGCCTTCTTGTTGATGGTGACGGTTTTGCCGAGATTCGTAATGTTCGTCTGTGCGGTCTCTGCCGCCTTCTTCGCCTCTTCCGCTGCCTTCTTTGCTGCGTTAGCCACGGTGTCATCGGTGTATTTGGAAGCTTTAATCCAATCGGCAATAGCGAACTGAGAACCAGCCTTCTTGTCGGTCTGGCAGCGCAACACCTCATTCTTGTATGTACTTCCGTCAGACGGATAGGTAGCATTAACCCAAATATCACCCACTTGATATGGCGGTGTAGGCTGACTGCTGAACACCTTCATCTTTCCGTCTGCCGTTTCCTGCGCCTTACTTGCATCAGCAAGGGCTTTAGCAATGTCGGTGTCCGTAATGATAGTCCACTTGTAGGTGTTCCCATCCTTGGCAAAGCGGTATGCCTTGCCCGTCTTGTTGTCGTAATAAAGGTCGCCCAAATGGGTATCTTTTTCCTTGTCTGTCGTCCAACTGCTGGCTGGGGCATTCTTCAAAGTAGGCACACCATCGTAAAACCACGTCTCGATAGCACCATCCACCTGATTCTGCAAGTCGGCAATGACCTGCGAGTTCTTGATGAGATTGTTTACCTGCTCCTCGGTCAAGCCCTTTGCTGAGTTCTCCTTAATATACTGAGACAGTTCCTTGCCATCCACGGTTGATTTGGCTGAGATTTTGCCTTTAACATATACCTGCTTGGCTGCGCTGTCATACTTGATGTAGCTACTACCCTCATAGCCATTCTCCTTAGTAGGTCGGTCGCCTACATACATATCGCCATAGACGTTGAAGAACGCCTTGTTGGTCTGCTTGTTCACACCATACTCCACGTACTCCTTGTTTGCAAAGGAATAGCTGTTGATGCCGTGATAGAGGCTGACGGATGGCGAATAGGTATCTACCGCAGAGAAGATAAGGCAGTTCTGACGGTCAACATCGGTTCTGTTACCGCACTGCGACAACACATCACCTTTAGCAGGAACGTCGCTTGCCGTAGCGCAATCGGTATCGGAGAGGTCGATATAATGATACTTCTTTCCTTCCAGCTCTACGGGGTCTTCATCGCGACCGATTACCAATCGCCAATAGAAGTGATTGCCAACCTTATGATAAGTGCCCTTGCGTACATTAAACGATTCCGAGCGCACTTGGTCGTTAACGGAGAAATCATTATCTACGGCATCACCTTCCTGCTCTGCTAAGAAATAGCAACGATAAGCCTTCTGTGACACATCATTATATGTCACAGTAACCTCTTCTACCTTGTGAGCCACCACGCCACCAGCAGGAGAGATAATCTCCTTGCCACCGATGGTGGAGGTTTTCTTGATGACCAGCTCCTCGAAGATAGCCTTCATTCTCACCTCAAGATAATCTGTGATGAGATGCGAACGACCTTCTGCATCGGTAGTCCACGAGCCTCCGTTCTCATTGTTGGAGTTACCGACAAGCAATCCACTTAAAAGCTTCTGAATCTTCTCCCAAGTGATAGTACCCTTGGCGGTGTCATCGTTTATCTTTGAGATGAAGTGCTTGCTTCCCTCTGTTGCGACCTGATTCTTAACCTGTGTAGTTGTCAATCCTGCTCCAGTTCCTCCATTTCCGCTTTGGAGTGATGAAATCTGCTGCTGAATCTTCTGAATGGTTCCAACCTCCTTGTCCTCGCGAAGTGTTATGTCGTATGTCGGAATCTTGCCATCTTCTTCCTTGATCGTGAGCTGGTCGATAGAGATGATTCCTTCGATATTGAGGTCTGTATCATTGAAGTTCATCAGGTCGCCGGCCTTCAGTGTATCGTGCAGACTCTTGATAGTTCCGGTTTCGTCTGCCTGCGCCAGATCGTGCTGTCTTACCATGAAAAGCTCATCAACCTTAGGCTGATAGACATATCTTGTGTAGTCATTCTTATCAAGGAGAGCAATAGCATACTTAAGGAGCTTCAATGATGCGGCATTCACATACGAATCAGGAAGAGTGATTCCGGTAAGAACGAAATGGTCGCCATTCTTGATCGGGTAGTCCTTGTATGGGAACCACAGCTCAAGAGCATCATCCTTGCTCCTCTCAATAGTAAGTCTCCATCTACCATCAACCTTGGTTGAGGATGCCACTTTGAATGTTCGTCCGCCGCACATACCATCCTTCATAGAGATAGAGAATTCATCATCCTTAAGGTCGTTGATATCGAAGTCGATAGCCTTATTGAGGTATATATCAACATTCTTTACTGTTTCGTTGTCACCAAACCTTCCGTCGTCATTAGGAGCAACACCCTCATCAATCTCATCCACACGCACGCCACCGATTTCCATTTCCTCGATAGTAGGGTAGATTTCAATAACTCCATTCGTCTTATCATCAGTATCAAAGAACTGAGATGCCGAACGGAGCCCAATCTCCTCTATATTGAGAGAATCGATGTATGGTCTATATGGATCAGTAGAGAATCTATGCAGTTTCCCGGTTGGATTCACATACTTCTTTTCCTGTTCAGTAAGCGAGTCGTAGAAATCACTCAGCGATACGTGAGGGAATCCAGGCAGCATAAGCCTGTTGATGGACATATTATTCGGAAGATTCTTTGCGTACTCCTTCATTGATGAAGGAACGGCCTTCTTATTGAGACCGGACGTAATGTACATCTTGGTGTTCCCTGCCTTAACCTGCGAAATGAATGCGTCGAGTTTCTCCTTTGATTCCTCGTCTCCGCTATCTACCTGTCCTCCCTTTAACTCGGAGTAGAACCTGCATTTGCCAGAGCTGCCAGACTGTGTTACATAACCGGTAATTGTAGTCTGAAAATCGAACGTTACCTGAAGGACCCATCCGTTAGACTGCTCCTGAGATTCACCGGAAACGACGTATTTTCTCTTATTCTTGAAATATGTCTCTATATAATCGAGGTCCAGTTCAAGTTCAACATTCGTGCTAGCTGTAACCACTTTCGTGATATTCGCCACGTACTTGACACCGAGGTCCGCATAGTAATGAGAAGGGAGATTCTTCTCCGAACCATAAGCTCTCAGTCTCGTAATGACACTCTGATCAGAATCTGCGTTCTGCACAATCTCGTAGAGTCCCTTGCCGAGACCATATGAGAAGATGTGGCCGGCTTCTATTCCGGTAGTACCGACATAGATGTTTCTTCCTCTGACTATGAAGTTCACATCCCACTTCTCGTTCACGAGTGCAAGAGCATCCCAACATTTCTTCGAGTCGACGGTGATGGACATTGATTCGATGACGTTATCGTCGGTTTTCTCTCCATAAACCGACAACCACTCACTTTCGAGGGCTCCACGCTGCACGGATCGTTCCTTGTTTCGGGAGTAAATCTTCCAAAGACCCGCACCAATCTGCTCGTCGAGGTTCGCCTGGATCCTGTCGAGCAAATCGTCCAAAGTCTGTACGAAGAATGGGAATTTCGGTAGGGAAGTGTAGTGGAGTTCGTTGTCGTTCAATACCACATCGAGGAATTCAGCTCTAGCAAGCTCATCCTGCAATGCGTTGAACTTCACGCTGTCATATACGAAGCCCTCTCCGTATGTGTCGGGTCTGGCCTGCTTATCCTTGCCCGGCTCGTAGTTGAGCTCAAACCGCTCGCCACGATAGAAAAGATAGTCACCTATCTGAAAGTTGATAGGCACTTCATGCTTGAAATTGATAGTCACGAAGCACTCACCCATCCAAGAATCGGAGTATTCCAATCCATGAACGGTTATCTGCTCTCCGTTAACGTCTGTCAGCTTCGAGCCATCCTTATGATAAATATTCCAAGTACTCATGTGTCTGTGTTATCCTAAATTTGAAATCCTGCCCTGCGCATCCATAATTGGCTTGATGTCAGTAACAGGGTCGTTAATCTTGAAAGTAATAGAGAGGACTAGCAAGTCCTCGTTGCCCGGATATCTGTACAGGTCCGGATCAATGCTCTTCAGTCTCACATGCTGCCTTCCAATCTTATTGAAGTCGCAGTACATTTTCATCATACCAGACTTACGGAGATAGTCAATGAAAGCCTTACACTTCTCGTTTGCGCCGAAGGCATCACCCTTGAACAGGAACTTGACCTTGTTCTCGTATGCCGCCATATAGAGACCATTCTTGCCAATATACTCATCGTCTCCATGCTCGTCGTGCCATTCCCTTTTCACAGGTTCCTTGACTGAATCGCAAGGCTTGAACGGACTCTCGCTAACGTACATTCCGAAGTCGGCGATGGAGTCCTTCACCTCGTTCCCATCGCCTTCCTTCTGCATGTATATCCTGAAATAATCTTTCATACCTAAATCAACTATTTATAATTGCAAATATACAAAATAATACATAAATATGCAAGTAATATACGCATAAATATGCGTTAATTGAACTTAAAGTCGTGTCTATCCCTGATATTGACTGGTCCGGTAGCTTTCACGACTGTTCCTCCGTATTGGTAGACGAAGCACTTTGCGGTATCTTCGCATTCAACATGAAGCTCTGCGCCATCTAACAGATTGACAAACACCCTGGAGAACCCCTTGACCTTCAGGTAAAGTGAAGAGCTGTGTCTTACGTATATCTCTCCACTGTCCATCCAGTCATAGTTGATGTTTGCTACACACTCTCCATTGAGGATGACAATCTTTGGGTTTTGGAGGTCAACGTTCTCGTCAACATACACACCATGATCATGAATGACATCACCAAAGTACTTCTTCATATCCTTGGTTGAAGGCCAGTTCTTTCCGATACAGAAGTCAATACCCTTAACAAACTTCTCGACCATCTCATGCTTGGATGAGTTGTCGTGCCACTCGGCGGTCCACTGAGCGCAAAGACCCAGTGAAACCGCCTCGTTCTTCATTCTGTCTGATAAATTTCTTTTTTCAAACATAATTATTTCATTTTTAAAGATTTCGTACCATTGATAACTCTGTTGAAGTTATCGTTATACTCAATGAAAATTTTCTCGATTCTCTCTGCTGCATCTGCATTGCGCAAGGTATTCCGAGCAATAAGGTTAAGCTGAGTCAACTGAGACTTTGCAATCTCGCTCATCTCTGGAAGGAATTTACCCTGCATTTCCCTAATTACAGAGACATCAAGTCTAACCGCGTTAAGATAGGATGCGAGAAGGTCGATTTCTTCCTCATTAATGCCCTTAGTCGAATTGGTCATAGAGGAACTTCCGTTTTCTCTCAAATCAAGTCCCTTTTCCTTTAGAGCATCGAAGATACCGGTTAACTGAGGAACTACATTTTCGCCAACTTGGTAGAGCTTGTCTGCGAAATCATTCATGTCAGTCTCATCAAGTTTACCCTTTTCATCAAGGATTCCCGTAAGCCATTCGAGAGGTTTTTCAAGTGCTTTCTCCATGATTTTCTGAGATACAATATTCTTCGTAACTTCGCGAACCATTTCCTTGACCTTATTCTTGTAAGCCTCAACTGCATCTTCCCCCTTAGTCCATGCGCTCACAACAGTATCAGTCAGCTGATTTCCCCAGCTCTTCATATCGATAGAGTAAACGTCTTTCAGGAAGTCCTGAGCGAACGTCTTAATCTGCAACTGCATCTCCTTGATTTGCTGATCGTAGTCGGCAATCTTATCCTTGTCCGTCTTTTTCTTATCCTCCTCAGCTTGTCTCTGCTTTCTCAACTCGTCTTCCTGAGCGTGGAGTAGGGCGAGCTGATCTGCGTATGCGGAAGGATTCGTCTCCGTCTTCATCACAGCATCATAGGTCTCCTTGCTGTAGTGACTCAAGTTCTTGCCGCCGAAGAATCCCTTACCTGTATCAGTCTTAGAAAAAGCCTCCCAAGCCTTATAGTCATTCTTGACATCGTTGAGCTTTTTAGTCGTATCGGAAGACCTTTCGTAAGAATAGATTCCACCGAGAGTCTTTTCAATAACGGAACTGATATTGCTAGATAGGTTCTTCAATTCATTCAGCTGTCTCTCTGCGAGCTTTATCTGTCTGTCGAGCTTAGCATCATGAGCCTTCGCAAACGCCTTGATAGGTGAGGTAAATATGCCGGTGACACCGGCAAGGATTCCACCAACGTTGCCGGACTCCGCGCTTGTTACCACCTTTGACAGTGAACTTGACATGCCAGAGAATGTCTCGAAGAACGCAGAAGCGTCCTGCCATCCGTCAGACTCGGTATCAACGCCGAGAAGAGAAGCTGTCTCCTTGATGTCATTGAACGCTTCGAACATTCCCTGTACATTCTGGTCGATAATGCTTACTACGTTAGCAAACTTATCAAGAGATTCTTTCGCCTTTGTTCCATCCTTAAACAGAATCTCAGCAGCCTTCATCATAGCCTTTCCACTGGCAATCATACTGTCACCACGCTTGATGAAGTTTTCGTCTCCCATTTTGAGGCCAAGTTCGCGAACCTTCTTGCCTTCAGCAATTTTACTTGCTGCGATGGTCATCTGCTCGCTAGCATCAGAAATCTTCTGCTCAGCCATTCCCTTCAGACCTCCATTGAGGAAAGTCTTCTTTGGACTCGTCAGCTTCGATAACTGCTCATCAAGCTGCTTGATTTCCTTGGCGTACTCTCTCGCATCGATAGCTCCGTTTTGCAGAGCCTCATTGATATTCTGCCTGATTCTTGCTCCGATAGCCTGAGCCTTATCCATGCCGAGAGAGACGATGGCTCCGTAGAAGTTGAGATAATCAGAAGAGTTCTTGAACTTGTCAAGTTTAACCTGACCAATCTCCTTGTCTCTCTGAATCTCATACCTCGCCTTGATACCAGGATCATTCGTCTTATTGATAAGTTTATCGTAATCCTGTCGAATCTTAAGAATCTTGTCCTCATAATCTTCTGTCTTCTCGATGATATCGGCGGCATCTTGCAAAGACTTAACATAATTACCACGGAGGAGTTCGGTAATCTTCTTCCACTCTTCGTACTGATTTGGGAGCTTAAGCTTTTCCTTAGCTTCACCATCAGTCATACTGAGAGAATCCTGGAGATTGAATATCTCATGGTAGTGAGCGTAATACTCGTCCATAAGAGACTGAACCTTGTCGTCCATCTGAAAAGCATCAACCCATGCAGATTCAGCAAAGAACTTGCTCCCCGTCTTTTCGAGGAGGCTCTTGTATAAATCCCAACGCTCGGACAGCTTGTTCATTGACTCGTTGAAATCCGCTGCCTTTCTCTCGTACTCCTTCTTGTCCTTCTCGTCGAAGAGCCACTCTGCAACCTCACGATAGATGGAAGTTTGGAACTTCTTTCTCTCGGTGGTGTTTATACTGAATCCTTCAAGGAGAGAATTGACAGCCTTCTTATAGTCGTCAAGATTAAGACCGGTAACCTCAGGGAAGAGATTGTAAGTCTTCTTCTTTGCCTCTTCATCAGACATTAGGCTCTTGTACTTCTGGTACATCTGCCTTGCAGACTTAAGACTGCTTAGACGCTCCTGTAAACGCTTGAGTTCTATATCTTCTTTGCGACCTGAATTCCCATTTCTTCCCTTCGGAACCTTATTGGACTTTTTGTCTTGCGGATAGAATTTATAGCCGAGACCTTCCCATGCCGCCTGATTCAAGCTATTGTAGCTTTCCAAAGCCTCATCTCGAAGTGCCTTAGATATCTTACCGCGTTTGAACTTGTTCTCGCGGTTCTTATACTCGTTGTACCTGTTCTGCAACTCTGTTTGCAGGTTATTATCCGTATTGTAGTCGGAAGTTTCGTCAAGATAAGAATCGAGCATAGCCGCCTGTGCTTCTACCCTCGCTTTACTCTTTCCTGTCTTGGATAAATTTCTGCGGACTCTTTGCTGCATAGGCGTCTTTGGTTTCTCGACCTTGCCGCCACCTGCTTTCTTTGGCTGTTTTGCACCAGCCTCCTGATAGAAGATAGACTTCAAGTACTCACGAATCTGAGGAACATTCACCTTGCACGCATCGAGCATTCTTTCTATCATGCTCGCAAAGCGTGAAGAATTCCTGTTGCACCACTTCGAGAAATCTACACCGAACAGGTTGAATGACTTCTTAAGGAAGTTAATGATTCTAGGAATATTCTTCTTAGCGATTTCATTTATCTGGTCACTAACCTTGTTGGCCCTTATTCCTATTTTATAAATGCTATTTGCAATATCATTGCTTCCGTTACTTGACTTCAAAACGAAAGAATCCCAGTTTGCGCCTCCTCTTTCTGCGAGAATACGAATCTTCTCATCGAGAGACATGGTTCTTTCCTCTGGCTTCAGGAACTGATTAGCAATACTATCCATTCTTGATTTCGTTTCCTCGTCAAGTCCGGATAGAAGCGTCTGGTACTTGATAACCGCCTCGTTGAGGTCTTCGACAGCATCCTCTATCGTGTCTGCAAAAGGATTACCGGAACCCCAACCGCCTGAAGCTCCAAGTGCTCCTGCAACTAGATCCGAGTCGTTTGCTTCCTGCTGTGAGTTATCACGAGCGGCAACTATTCCCTTATTGAGAATATCATACTGCTCGTTAAGATTCTTCGCCCTTGCAATTTGATCTTCTATAGTTTGGGTATAATCTCCGCTATTTTGAAGGAGTTCCTTCATCGAGTTTACCCGCTGCTGCAAGTCAGCACTATTTGTAGGCTTCTCGTTCGCAAGTTCGTCTTCGTAACCTTTCTTCTTGTTGTATGCCGAATCCCTGAATCCCTTCGCATTCTCGGAAATTCTATCCATATCACTGCTATAGCTGGAGAATATCTGAACAGCTGCCCCGATAGCAAGTCCCCACCATCCGCCAAGCATCGTAAAGAGAGACTTGATTCCTCCGCCTATCTTAGAGATACCCATATTCATTACGGCAGCAAATCGTGTTCCTCCGAGTATAATCTGCTCCTGTCTTGCTGTAATCTGTCCCATCACAGCAAGCTGACTAACAAGCTCTCTGGTTATAAGACCTTCCTTGACCGCTTTTTGCATTTGAAGAACAGACATCTTCCCTTCAAGTGCAAGACGAGACATAGCATTCGCCCTTGAAGCGGTATCAGACAGCAAGTATGCCCTTGCCTGTACATTCTGCAACGCCTTCTGTTGAGTAATCTTACCTTCTGTGACAAGTTGCTGCTGTTCGATAGCGTAAGTCCTCAGCTGAGCGTTCATCTGCTGAGTGTAGTTCTTGTTTATTGAGCCTAACCCGAGCTTACCGGAAGCCATCAGTCCGAGTTTCCTTGCAGCAAATATAGCTCCGAAAGATAACATTGCAGGTGATAGCTTATCCAATGCCAAAACCAAGTCTGTTACTCGGTTGATAATGAACGAGAACGTACCGCCTATGACATTCTTTCCTTCTGCAAATTTACCGAGCATAATATCCCACGCGTCGATAAGCTTATTCCAGCGGCCAAGCAGTGTTTCGGACAACACGAGCTGCATATTGTAGAACTGGCCACCCTCATCAGTCATTTTCCACAGTACCTTCTGAACATCCTCGAAGCTTACCTGCCTTCCAGATATCATCTTCTTGACGTCTGCTTGAGTATAATTCTTGCGCCCGTTCTTGCCTTCAGAATTATATAATTCCGTTATCTTCTGCAAGAGAGGAAGTCCTGCGTAAGCAAACTGGCGCAACTCCTTACCATCGAGCCAAGAACGAGCCTTTACCTGTCCGAATGCCAAACCTAATCGACCGAAGTCAACACCAAGACCTGAGGCAATATCCGCAAGTCGCTTTGTGGTATCATACAAGTCATTTGCCTCGACTCCGAATGCAGCCAACTGTTTAACATCTCTGTTCAGCTCTCCAAACTTGAATGGAGACTGCAATGCAAGCTGCTGAGTCTGAGCGAATAATTCGTCAGCCTTCTGCACATCTCCAAGGATAGAGCGCAACGCTACATGCTGCTGAACAATCTCACCACCGGTCTGTACGATTGAATTAAAGAATTGCTGCGCGCCAAAGACAATACCTCCCTGCAAGAAGAGAGATTTGATGTCTCCGACTATGGATTGCATCTTCTTCGCTTCAGCGTTTGCTCCGGCGAATGCTGCTGCAAGGTCGTTTCGTGCCTTTGCGGCAGACTGAGCAATTTCCTGCTGACGTTTCTGTTCAAGCTCAACACCTCTCTGAACTTCTCGGTTTACTGCCTTCTGGTCCTGAAGAACCCTTGATGCTAATGTTGTGTCATGACCACTACCAATACCGCCAAGCGCGCCAACATAATCTCTCCAATTCTCAGAATTCAGCCTATCCCTGATAGCTCTAATGGCTCTCATTAAAGATAGAAGTCTCTTAATCTCAGCTTCCGCCTTACTTACATCTGCGCCAATGGATATTCCCTTGCTGTATTCCGAACGAAGCTGACGAACCTTATTGCCGAGAGAATCGTATCGGCGTTCGGTGTTCTTCAACTCGTTCTGTCGCTGCTTCTCTGCTGCAATATCTTCACGCTTCGCCTTGGCAGCATCTCTTGTAGCCTGAGCTTCTGCTTTCCTGTTAGCTTTATCTTGTGCAGAGTTTAAATCCCTTTGTGCCTGGGTAGCATTTGCAAGGCTTGATGAAAGCCTGTTCACTTCCTCCGCATACGACGAATAGGAAGGCCTACCACCCTTACCCATAAGGGCAATATTGGCATCCTCTATTCTTCTTTTGAGCTCGGTTGCTTCCGAAAGAGCTTTTTCTAAAGCACTTGTATTTACTCCAAGCTCTAGGCCTCTCATGCCGGCGCGTTCACCTCTACCGATTACAAGCGACATCTTAGCATAGAGCCTAGACATTCTTTCAGTATCGGCTTCTATGCGTCTGGCTTCGGCGGCAGATTGTCTCTTCCTTTCATCAGAGGCTTGCTTTTCTGCCTTTCTCTTGGCCTCCTGCAATGCCATGTAGCGCTTTGCATAATCAGACAAAGCTTTAAGTTCCGCATCATTATCCTTGGCGCTCAACTTTGAAGCTGCCGCAAACTCTCTCTCCTGAGCAATGACTTTTTCCTTCTCTCGTCCGTATGCCTGTGTTGCTGTGGCTGCTTTCGTCATTTCTACAGCAACATCGGAAAGAAGGTTCTTCATCTGCGCAGCATCGGTGAGGATTGATTTGTTTCCAGATGCCGCCTGTAATCTGGCAAGTATCTTGTCAAGCTCGGTAATACTTCCACCAAGCATGTTAGTATTGTAACCCTTCAAGGATCCTTCTGCCATAAGGTCTCGCATCCTAGCGAGCTTTTCTGTTACTCTAGCTATGTCAGCTTCAACCTTTGCTGCTCCACCGGAAAATGCAGAAAGAGGGTTCTCCTTTTTGAACTGATCAGTAATCTGCTTTACATCACGGAATGTCATTTGGAGAACCTTGGCGTAATCCTGCAAAACCTTTGCGCTATCTACGCCGCCACCTCCGCCGCCTTGTGCTTTATTCTGCAATCTGAAAAGCTGATTATTGATATTCTCAAGCATCAGCTCGGCTTCCCTAAGTTTCGAGGTATCAACATTAGGATTCAGTGAGCGCAGCTCTGAAATCTTACTGCGCTCTATATTGATTCTTTGAAGCATATCGAGATAGGAGAGAGCGTTTTTTACCGCTAACTGCAAATCTTTTGCCTCATTGCTTTTATCGTTTTTCTTGAGTTTGGAAATCCTTCTGTTTATCTCATTGAGAACATCTGCAAACTCTTTGGCTTTTTCTGCTTGATCCTTAAATCCAGACTTTTTCGTTCCGAATCCCTGGAGGGCACGAAGAAGCGCGTTCGCAGCATCATCCCCGGTCTTAAGCTTGTCAATGATTTTCTGCAACTCCTTGGAAGTATTATCCTTGACACCAAGTTGGAACCACAAGTCACCTAAATTTCCACCTGCCATATCCTGAATATTTTAAAATTAGAGTTTATTGTTTAAGTAACCGACAAGATTTATTTTCTCGCCGACAAGACTTCCTTCTTTCTTCTTTTTCTCCATCCACCTGTCGTAGAGGTCATCCATCTCCTTCTTGGTATGCTTCTTCGGACCGCCTTCCTTCTTGGTCTTAGGATAGACGACAAGAGGCTGGTCTGCAACCATGAGGTCAATCTGCGCCGATGAATAGCCCCACCAGTAGTCGTAGGCCGCGATGAAGTACTTACGCTGAAAGAGAAAACCGAACTTCTCCGCTAGTGAGAAGGCTGCTCCCCAGCTGGTTCTGCTTGGATAGCTTTTGCTTCGCTCCTCGTCATCGTCATCATCACGTCCGTCATCCCGGTCGCTAATATGGTAGCCAGTGAGAATGCGTTCGATGGAATTTTTTTTTTAGAAACATCGAGAACTCTCAGAACCTCGGTCACATCCACATCCTTGATGTAGTAGAGCCAGCGCCAGTAGATCCAATACAGGAATCGTATCTTCCAGATGTTGTTGAGGAGAATGCAGACGCAAATCTTGACGTTGCGCTTCCATTCGTTCTTCTCCTTTGCCCTGATGTGGGAACACCTGCTCATGGTTCCCTTGCGAAGCCAGCCGAGCTTGTGCTTCTTTCCACGGAACACGAACTCGGTAGGCTCGTCGTGCAGTACGCTGTCGAGCAACTCCTGTAAGTCCACCGAAGGCTGCTCAATTTTCTTTTCTTCTGCCATGATTGTATGCTATTAAATGAAGAAGGGCGGCACGGCTGTTGATTAGCCTGCCGCCCAACGGTTTGTTATCCTGAATCTAATTACCTAAAGAAGCCTTACACGTCGCCAGTTGTTGTGCCCTTAGTAAGCCAAGCGATACTGCGCTTACCTGCACCCTCGATAGAACCAGAGAACTTGAATGCAACCGGCTCTGTACCAGAGTTATCCCACTGCAATGTAGCGTAGAGAGCGATGTTGGTAATAACCATGAGGTTCTCCTTCTCGTCGTCAACAATAACGATAGTACCCTTGATCTTGAACTTCTTAGGTTCAACAGCGATACCTGTAAAGCCAGTAGTAGCGTCGAGAGTAGCGTCACCTGTACCCTTAAGGGTAACCTTGGTCAGCTCTGTGATAGCATCCTCGCCGAACATAATTGTCAGCAAGTCCTTTGCCTTTGAAGGAACAACGAACTCTACATTGAAGTCGCCGAGCTCTGCGGTAGTTGCCCAGTCACCAGCAAGACCGATAACCTTGTAGTGGTTGATGGTTGGGTCATCCATAGTCGCCTTCAGCGAGTCAACGGTAACCGGAAGCTCGACCTCTGGGGTGATGTCAACTGTAGCCTTGCTCAAGTCTGTGATAGCCTTTGAGTAGAGCAGAGTCTTAGGACCATTGAAAATGTCCTTCATCTTGTCAATAGTTGTCATAGCCATAATCTAAAATATTTTAAATTGTTATACCTGAATACTTATCTAGTACGTAACCTTCCCTGTATGATCGTCACGGAAAAACCTGCGCCATCGTCAGCCTGGATAGCAACGTTCGGCCTGGTAACGATGATGTTGTCTGTGGAAATCGGGAATCTTTCGAGGACTGCCTTAACCTTCCCGCTCATTTCTGAAGGGCTGAAGCCGTTCGGATTCGCCGAGGAAGCCTTATCCCTTACATACACCTCTATCTGAATAGTGGTAGTATAGTCGTTGTAGGAGCCATCATAGTTCATCTCGTTGTTCCTGATTGTGTACGGAGCACTTACGACGATGTAGCTACCTATTTTGGTATCCACGGCCTTAGGACGATTCCTAGGGTACACCTTGTCGCATATACCCTTTACGGCGTTTCCTAAGTCGAAATATATCTGCTTGATATCTACCATAGCTTACAGTTTGTTAAAAGTTGAACTATTGGCGTACACTACGCAGGCATCGAACATATCCGGAAGAGACTCGTATGTGTTGTAAACTGTCTCGAAAATGCGGTTCTCCTTATCGAATACTGCATATTCAACAGGACATATCGCAACGAGTGCCCAGTCTTTCCCGGTAGATTTCACCTTTCCTATACGTCCGTAGATAAGGTTAGGACCCCATTGGTGACCACCACCGACTTTACCGGTATAGCCTTTGTTTTCACCACCGTCGTAGTAGAACGGGAGATTATATTTTTCTCCCTCCGCCAGGGTTACTCTCGTTGGTGCTTTTTCACCCTTTGAGGCACGCACCATGTAAACGAGCTTTCCTTTGTAATACACTGCTGCATAGAACGAAGTATATGCGTTACCGGTGATATTGTAGAACGTCCTGTTCTCTTTGAAATAGTTGACGGTTCTGTGAGCAAGTTCCTGCATAATCGCAAGCATCTTGTCATACGCCAGCTTTTCGACCCTTGGCTTAATCTGATGCTCGAACTGCGCTCCGAGAGACAGACGCTTTCCGCTAAAGTATTTCGCCATAATCTAAACCCTTGTTAAGTTCCAATACACGACGGTTCTGTTGTTATCCGGCTCGCAGTCCTTGACCATACCTACCTCGGTATTGTTGCCGACAGTGGAGTAGATGGTGTCGCCGTCAAGAGGACATCTGTCAGCATCCCATTCGTCATATCTGACCGGAATCGATGCCTTCCTCTTGTTCTGGTCGACGTTCTTGTCTCCCTCTGTAGTAGTATCGGTGTAACTGCGACCTTCGCCATAGTAGAGAATGATTTCCTTGTCCTCGCCAACTGGAGCATCATCATCGGCAAACGGGTCATCAGGGCCGGCTTTTCCGACGACCTTCCTCACGATCTTGATGATGTGAGGGTATCTTGGGTTTCTGATGTATTCCTTTTCCATACGCCTTATTTGATGATGTGAGGGAGAGGTTCTCCCCAAGGAGAATAATTCGCCCTCTTTACTCCGTGGGAGGTCACCCGGAAGGTGGACTTCTTCTTGAGCATCGAATCAGGCTCCAGCTCTGCATAGATAGCGTTAGCCTCTGCCTTCATCTCGCTCCTGTCGTTGTCCGACATGTCGTAGCCACCTCCCGAATGAGTCCATCCGTTATCGGAGTCGGAGGTGTTGTTCACCTTGCTCGGACCAAGAACAAACCATTTCAGCATGTCGGCATAGGCAAGTCTCACCTTGTCCTTGTCGCAGGCTTCGAGGTCGATGCCGTTTTCAAGCTCTCTGTCGTGCATGATGCCCAACAGAGCCTTCATCGGCATCTCGAACTTCACCTTATTAATAAGGTAGTCGTTCACAGTGTAAATGTTCATCTCCGAATCCATAGTCATACAATCTAGTTACGTTAATAGTTCCAAGACCGAAATTAATCAGTCTTGGTAATGTCCATAATGCAATGGTCTGGGAAGTCGATGAGAGCTGGGCAAGCAGAGAACATAATGTCTGTGTGCCACTCCATGTACTTACCGTTAGGAACCGTTGAGTTCATAAGCAGTCCGAGTCCATCGTTTGTTGTACCGAACAGGGTAGAGATTGCCTTGTTACCTGCATGTTCAATCAACTTACGATCGAGGCTGTCTGTACGCTCGAACTCACAGGCATCACCGGCAGGACGGAGAACAACGATGTTGTCAGACCAACCCTGCTTGTACTCATCGGTTGTATGAGTAAGGTTGCGTTCCTTCTCGGTAACAATCTCGATAGGAGATACTCCCTCGAAGTCAACGAATGCCTTGATGAACTGCTCCTTGCTGATAGGCATTGTCTTGGTAGAGGCAATGTAGTTCAGCTGACGGTAATTGGTAACGAGTTCGCGGACCTCTGCGTTCTTCAAGAATACATTATAGAATGTATTGCGAGTCATCTGCCAGATCAAAGCACCATCGAAACCACCGCGGGTTTCACGGTACTTAGCCTCCTTCTCCTTCATGTAGGTAAGGATGGTAGCAGTAGGGTCAGCCCACTTCTTAGCACCACCATTGATGAAGTTGTCACCGTATTCGATAGGGTCGATAGCCTTGTGCAATGGGGTAGAGATACCACGACCAATACCAGAGTAATCGATCTTACCGGTAGACATCAACTGAGCGGTCATAAAGTTCATTGTCGCATCAACTGAGTCGATACGTGTCTGAACCTCGTCACACCAGTCTGCTAAGATATCGGCATCGTTGCCGAACTCCTCAAACTGCTTGATGCGTGCATAACGCTCAACTGCGGTCTCAACATAACCAGGAGTAATGAAGTCCGGAATAGAAGCGGTGTACCACTTATGTCCGTTCTTGTCCATCTGGTTAGAGTCACCGAGAGGAGCACGGAGGTCAGCCATAGGAGCTGCCTTCAACTTGCGCGCCTTGACGTTGAATGTTGCCAAGCCATAGTTGTCGGTAGATGTCAGGAACGAAGCGTTATGTCCCTGTGTCTTGTACCAGCCATAATTAGTAAAGAAGATTTCCTTTTTATCAAGGAAACTCTGCAAATATGCCGTATTCTCCTGAGAACCGAAGAACTTGGCAAGTCGCGAATTATTAAAATCAAATTTTGCCATAATCCTGAATCAATCTTTAAGGTTAATAATTAGAGATGGAACCATCCGTTAACGCGACTCTTGTTGAGAGCCTTGATTGCAGGAGGGATTGGAGACATCCTGTCGATGTACATAACGGTATCATCGTTAGCAAGGAATGGAGTAAGCATATAACGAGCACCATCCTCAAAATCGTCACCTGGGGTGAACAGGAAGTCGTAGTCGCACTGAGCGTAACCGTTAGGGTTGGTTACCATAGGCTTCTGTGTCTCGCCGACAGCTGCCGCTTCAACGAGTACTGCATCCTTCGCTACAACACCGAGTGTTGCTGACAAAGTAAGCTTCCATACGTCTGTGCCAGCCTCAGTTGTTTTCTCAACACCTGTAATCGTAACAGCTGTACCTGTACCATCAAGAGTGTTAGGAGCGACCATGATATTGTCTCCAATGAACGGAATGTGCTTGTAGCCATCACGCACGATAAGGAGAGTTGTATCTGTAGCACCGGTCTTCTTTGCGCACTGGTAAGACTTAAGAATCTTAACGGTCGCACCTGCGTTGCCATAGATGCCTGGGTCATACTCCAGGAAGTCACCGGCGTAAATCTTAGCTGGGCCCTTGAAAGGATTGAGCAACTTACCACCAGTTGTAGGAGTACGGAAAGCATCCTTTGCGACACCAATCAATTTGACGAACACATAGCGGATACCGCCGATTTCGCCACGAGCCTGGATGAGGGAACGACCTGGCAAGAAGCCGCTACCATTCATCCTTTCACTGTAATAAGGAGAAACTGTTCCCATAATCAATAAATAAATTTGTTATCCTGAATACTAAATGTTATTCGTCCTTAGGCTTGTGTCGAGATCTGATAGCTGCAACATCATCGAACTCGTGTTCATCTACAGTTCCGGTTCCTCCGGCTCCGCCACCTCCGCTTCGAGGCTTGGTGTCTGGATTGATACCCGCTTCCTTGAGGTCAGCATTGTAAAGAACCTCTGCCTTACCGACAAGATCCTTGATGTCAACTTCACCATCTGGAATCTCAAGCTTATCCAAAGCTGTCTTAACGAAAAACGAATTCAAAGGAATGTTGGCTTTCTCAAACTTAGCCTTAAGACCTTCCTTAATGGAGTTCACCAACGCCTTCTTTGCGTCAGCTGCTTCCTTCTGCTCTCGCGCCTCACGCTCCTTCTTGACTTCACCAATGAGCTTTTTTGCCCACTCAGGCATATCCTCTTCGTTAGGAATTTCGTCTTTTTCCGGCTCTTCCTCGTCAAGCTCAGCTTCCTTTGCCTTCTGACGTTCTTTCGCCTTCTTCTTGTATTCCTTAACCTGCTGAGAAACGTCAGAATGGAGATTGCCGTCCATGCGTTTCAAGCGATTTGTAACCTTGGTTACCAACTTGGCGTTTGCAGCTTCGTCTTCACCAAAATCTTCGAGTACATCATCAAGTTCTTCATTGATGGTTTTCTCGCTAATTGTCAACTTGGTACTACCGAGTTCCTTGTTGACCAATGCTAAGAGTTCTTCTCTTGTCATGTTGTTGTTTTATTAAAAATGTTATCCTGGAAGTGGTTCTTCCACTCCGAAAGTGTATAAATATACGTTTTAATACCGCAAATATACGAATAAATATACAATAATACAAAAATATTCTGTATTTTTGCTTATAAAATTGTATTTTTATGCAGAAAGATATTTATTCAGGATTAAAATTGGATAACGGAGAGCCCGTATATACGCAAGAGTATATCCAGTCTCTACGAGACACTGATAAGAAGCATCCCGACAAGCTGAAGATTATAGCTCAGCGTGGCGGACAGGAGCGTATGCTGTCTATAGACGCTGATATTAAGATAGTTGGAGGCTCGCGAGGCGGATCCAAGTCCTTCTCTTCACTCATGGAAGTTCTGAAGGATATCAAGAACCCTGACTTCCATGCGACCATCCTGCGAAACGAGAAAGATGACTTGCAGTCGCTGGTAACCGACTCTTATAAACTTTTCTCCCAATTTGGAACTTACAATAAGTCTCAAAACGATATGACCTGGAACTTCAATAACGGAGGATGGCTTAAGTTTTCGTACTACGCAGGAGCCTATCAGGATTTCAAGACGCGATTCCAGGGACGACAGTATGCGTACGTTTGTATCGATGAGGGTACTCAGTGCCCATACAAGAAGTTCAAGTATCTCTTGACCAACAACCGAAATGCAGCTCATATACGAAACCGCTTCTGGATTACATGTAACCCTGACCCCGAATCTTGGGTACGAAAGTTCATCGACTGGTGGGTTGACGAAAACGGTTACATCATACCGGAGCGAGACGGAGTTATCCGCTATTGTTTCATGGATGGTGATACACCGGACTCAATCTACTGGGGCGACACAAGAGAAGAGGTATACGAGCAGTGCAAGGGTATCATCGATAGCCTTTGGAAGGACAGCTACGAAGAGCTTGGATACACGAAGCTCGAAATGTTCATCAAGTCAGCAACGTTTATCCGTGCCGACGTATCAGAGAACATCAAGCTTATCTCTACAGATGCATCATATATCGCCAACCTTGCCCAGCAGGACGAGGAGCAGCGTATGCGAGACCTGGAAGCCAACTGGAACTGGAAAGCTGCCGGAGATGACATGATCAAGATGGAAGACCTTGATGAAATCTACGACAATGCAGAACAGATAGGAGATGGAAAACGCAGAGCTTCTGCCGATATTGCTTTCACCGGCGGCGATAACTTCGTAATGTGGCTTTGGGAAGGATACCATTGCAAAGACCTCATCGTGTCAAGAATCGACTCAAAGACGCTCGTTTCTGTTGTCCAGACAAGATTGCGTGAGTGGGGTGTTGAGGAATGTAACTTCACATACGACATGCAGGGCATAGGGCAGTACTTCAAGGGATTCTTCAAAGAAGCGGTTCCATTCAACAACCAGGCGGCTCCTATTCCTGCCAATCACCAAGAAGAGGAAGGAATCAAGTACTTATACAAGGACTTAAAGTCTCAATGCGCTTGGTTATTCTACAAGATGGTGAAAGAGAAGAAAGTATCCATCGACTCGCAGCTTTTGGAACGAAAGTATTCGGGTGACGGATTCGATAAAGTCCCCCTCAGACAAATTCTCCAAAAGGAGCGAAAGATGCTCCGACGTGACGAAGACGGAGATGATAGGGGATTCAAACTTATGCCTAAAAAGAAGGCAAAGAAATATGTGGGCCACTCGCCTGACTTCTTTGAGTCTTGGTTCTATGTAATGATATTCAGTTTAACAAAAAAGAAACATAAAAAGGTAAAAGGATTATGGAGAATTTAAATTTTAGAGAAATACTCGTAAAGAAACCATTCTACGAGCTTAAGCCTGACGGATATATGAGTCACGGCACTTTCTCCGACAAGGTTGGAGACAGGAGCATGCAGAACATGCCTTACGACCCCTGTGTATGGAGGGTAAAAACCCAGTCTGACTTCCTTCGTGAGTACTTCACGAGCGGACATAGAATTTGGGACGAGAAAGCATATCCTGATATTATTAAGGAAAACCCAGACTGGGATCCAAAAGACCCATCTACGGGGAGCCACTACTACAGACAGCCAATTACAAGGTGTGCTTTTGCCTTCCAACAGGTTATCGCGACGAAACATACCCTGCACCTGACCGGAAATGACATCCAATTCGAGCTTGCAGATAGCACGGATGAGCTTGACAAGGAAGAGAAATTTCAAAAGAACCTCAATGTCTTCAAGAAGGGGTGGCTTATGCATAACATGGAGATTGCATTCTTCGAAGCAGTAAGCTCTTATATGATAGTTGCTGAAACTGCAACTGTCGGGTATATTGATAAAGGAAAGTTCGGAGTCAAGGTTCTTTCATTCAAGAATGGCGACTATCTTTATCCGCATTATGATTCAATAACTGGCGAGCTTTCTGTATTTGCCCGCAAGTATTACGATTTGGATGAAGACGGAAACGCACAGATCGAGTGGGTTGAAGTATGGGATGATACCTATTATTACAGATTCAGGAACGATGTCGGAAACAAGAGCGTAACGAAGAAGGCAGTGAACCTCATTAAGGGATTGTTCGGAATGAACGGATATGCTCTTGTTGAGAAAAAGAAACATCACTTCAACTCGATACCTGTGGCATACATCCGCAACGATGAGGGCCCATGCTGGTCTAACGTTCAGAAAAACATCGAAGATTACGAGGAGGCATTTTCGTACCTTTGCGAGAACAACAAAGCGTACGCTTTCCCGGTATTCTATATTAAAGGTGATGGTGAGGAAATTTCCATCTCTGGCGACGATATGACAGGAGCGGCCAAGGTTATCGCTATGAACAACAAGGATAACGATGCAGGATTCCTTAATGGCACAGATGCTTCTGAAGCTTTCGCAACTCAGCTCAATAAGTCGTATGACCTTATCTATGAACTTTCATTCACGGTAAAGCCACCGGAGTTGAAGTCTGGTGACCTTCCAGGTGTAGCTATCAAGCTTCTCTATTCCCCAGCATTGGAGGTAGCTATGAATGACGCTCAGAAATTGCAGCCATTCCTTGATAAACTGGTTGAAATCGCCAAGTTTGGAATCGGATACGAAAACAATGCGACGGCTTCTATTGTTGGTCTCGATATCAATGCATGGATTGAGCCTTATACACATCAGAACAAGACGGAACTTCTTACAAATCTTGCAACTGCCGTTCAGAACGGATTCCTATCGAAGCAGACTGCATCGGAGCGTTGTCCTGACTTTCCAAAGAATGCCGAGTGGGAGCGTATCTTGCGTGAAAAGAAGGAAGAGGATCAGCAGGACCTCCTCATGGATATACAGCGTGCGGATAACGAAACTGAGAACGCCATCGAGGAGCAGGAAGCTACTGCGAGGATCCAGAACGGAGGCAATGGAAACATTCGTACAGGTAACGGAAGGAAGGCAGGAAGGCCTAGCGAGGGTAAGAATACCGATAAATGGGGGAACAAGCCTCAAGAGAATAATTGGAAAAAATACAATCAAACCCATTAATAGCCTATGGATGAGTTAAAACGTTCTGTCGATTACAGCAGGAAGCGCTTGCAGGCAATCCGAAACTGCGAGGGCCACATATCAGATATTCTCTGGAAATCGACACAAAAGGTAATTACCGCAAGTAAGCGATACAGAGGTGCGGGCAGGCTCACTAACGAGTCGGCCCTGCTCTCTTACGCCAAGAATGTTACTGCCGATGCAGAGGAGAGCATTAACAGCTACATCTCTGCCTACTCAAAGGCTTCGTGCAAGATTCTAGGGATTGACAGCGAGAACATAGAATCGTTTCTCGTCAGCGACATCTACGGAAAGACAACATCCGAAAGAAACGCCGTCTATCTCGGTAACTTTGCTGAAGATATTGTGAGGATGATCAAGGCGGGAACATTGATGGGATATTCAGAACAGCAGCTCATTTCTTCCATCCGAACCGGCTACAAGGACCCATACCACACATCAGTCATCACCAAGGCGAAGAGAAAGGACATCAACATCGATGTTCCTTCTTACGGAAAGGGCTACTACAAGAACGCCTATCAGAATATCGTAAGAAACGCTTCTCAGGTGATTGCTTTGGCGTGGGGACAGGCAGAGCAGGAGTATGGGCAGGAGAACAAGGCTATCGGGTTCTATGTCAAGAGAGGAAGCGACTTCCCGTGCTTGATTTGTCAAAACGAAGCCGATGCCGGACTCCATTCTTTCAAAGATCCATACCCACCATTCCATGTTTCGTGTCAATGTTTTACGGTATTTGCATTCAAGGATAATAAAAAGAAATAAGATTATGATTGAAGAAACAAAAGGATACACGTTATCCGTCGATACATATAAGAAGGCGAAGGCTCTTAAGATGAAAGACCCTCGCTATTATATCTACGCCAGCCTCCGTGGTTCAGGTATGTCTGTCCGTGACAGCTGGGCCATCGCATTTCAGGGAGAAGGAATAGGTGTGTGGGAGAAATCTTTCCTCGAAAACGAGATGAATAAGCTAGAAGCCCAGGAGTCCGTTCAGAAGAGAATCGCAGAGGTGCAGGGAAAGAAAGTGAAGAACGAGAACGCCGATGAGCTCACCCAGGAGGAACTTATTAAGGCTACCTCGAAGGAAGAGATTCTGAGAAACCTCGTTATCGCTCAGCGCAAGCAGAAGTTTGGCTCTCCAGAGTGGCAAAAGACGACAGCCATGATAGCAGACTATTCTAAGATTAAGCAGGATGAAATTGATACGGAAAACAATGTGGTCCATTACTACATTCCTCTGTCAATGCCTCGATGCTGCGAGGACTGCATTATCTTTAAAAATGGCCAGGCGACATTCCAAAAGAAGAAGAAATAGTTAAATTCGTGTTAAAGTAACTTTGTTTTACTAGAATTTCTGCAAAACCAAGTACCTTTGCAGGCAGATATACGTTCACAGATTCGTTCTGCTGTTCGTAATTCTGTTTAATTGGTTACGAGGGGTGGTGTCTTCACAGATGCCACCCCTCACTTTTATATTATGAAAGTAGAAGAAAAATATAAACTCAATCAGGGATACTTCTCTCCGGTGATGAGTTCAAGCGCAATCCGCACCTGATCTTCAAGCATATCGTCATTAAACGTAGGAAGAACGCCGTATGATGGCAGTTTCTTCGTCTCAGCGGCCTCCAAAATGAACTGGAGTGCCTGTACTAGGGAAGTATGGTCTTGAACGACCTCAAGCAATTTATCGCTCATCCTTGCCTCCTTCCTTCTTAATCTGCTCTGCCATTTCAAGAATAGTCTCGGCGTGCTTGTCGCGGTCGATGACTTCCTGTACGGCCTCATCGCTCTCCTTGCGAAGCTGCTCTTCTGTCTTGCCCTTGTCAGCAGCAGCATTCAGTCTCGCAGACTCACGGGCAAGGTACTCGTCACGGAGCTTCAACTTGCCTGCCGTGTATTCTGCATCGCCAGGCAACGATGTATCCGCATACATAAGCTGGGCAAATGCCTCGATGATGTTTCCATCGTCCTTGGAGAACTCGTAATGGTCTCCTACAGCCACAGGAACACACTCATCGAGTGCAGCGTACATGGATGTACCGATGGAGTATTCGATTCCCCATGTGCCGGCAATGTTAGCAATCTTGATGAAAGGCAGCGATCCTCTCTGTAAATGCTTCTTGATCTCAGCAGGGATATCCTCTCTGAGTGAAGCAACCTCTTTCTTAGACAAGCTCTTACTGAACTTCAGCACGGTGAAGTGTCTTGTCTTGATAGTCTTTCCAAATGGTAATGCCATGATAACAATATTTTAAAGTTCAACTTTTATTTCCTTATACTCGAAATCTGTGCAAGATGGATTCTCCTCAGAAGTAAACCTAATCTCATTAGGGTTATTACAAGTTCCATCCTTAAAGAAGAAACAATCCTTGCAAGTGTAATCAGTCTGCTCCATGTTCCTTACGTTTTTGATATTCCATCAATGTCAAGATACAATAGTTAGCGCAGTCAAGAAGAGCATCTTCCAATGTCTCATTAGCAACTTGCGCTTCATTATCCTTCAACGTCTTGATACGATTCACTTCCTCTCGTGTCTTTCCGTAGCCGTAGTTGATACCAAGCTCATCATACATCTCAGAAAAGGCATTTCCGTAGTCGTGATTCTTCTTGATATAGGTTTCTTGCATCTCTCCCGTAATTCTATTAAAGAGCATGACATCTTGCGACATGTCGCGCACTCCGTTCAGTTTGTTAACGGTTTCTTCTGAAAGATTGTTTGCGCAATTACGCAAATTGATGATTTCTTCCATAGACAACCATTTTTTTCCTGTTTCTGTAATAATTCGGTTAAATTCCTCTATACCAAAACAGAATCTTGTGGTAGTCCACTGTTCCTCCAATTTACCAAAAATCGTATTGTGACTATTTCCCATCACAAAAAACTCACGTACCGTCTCGATTGTAACACGGTTATCTTTTATGTCAACTATCTTGAACAAGACCGGAAGATCCACTTTGTCTTTAAGCAGAACATCGAATCCCCCAGATGCTATAGAATGCAAAATCCATCCTCTCTCATCCTTTCCCCTTCTTTCACACAAAGTGAATACAAGACCTACCTTAATATCTTCTTTCTTAATCATAAGCTATTTCCTTCTATATTAAACCCCAAAACAAAACCAAAGCAGACCATAAACTTTCATTTCTGCTTTCGAAAGTTGCTTAAAGCACTCAAAGTCATAGTCCTTATTTACATAAGCCCTAATTGGAGGTGCAAACTCTTTTTGCTTAACTGCTATTGTATATTCCGATTTGTGTGGAAAAACAGAATTCATATCCTCAATAACCGCACACATAACCATTCCGTTCTCTCGGACATCCGCATTACTTTCTATTTGCTGCTTTAGCTTTCCTACGGAATTATTTAGGAAAAACTCTTTAGGCGCAAAGTAAATGTCACCAAGTTTTAATTTCTCATTTTTATCCATAAGCTATTCCTCCTTATCTTTTAGTTCAACGAAATCACCAATACCCAAACGAGCATTGTTGATGCAAGAAGCAATCCAACCCATCAAGTAGGCAGAAGGCTCTCCGCCGTGTTCCAAGTCAGTATATTCCTCGATGGCATCGCAGACGTGAGAAGCTTCGTGGCAGCAATAGTTCATCGACATAACCTTCTGACACGGAAACGATACAAGAACGCCACGTCTTCTGTCGCTCTTCCTGACAGCATCGGAATACGTAACGCCGCCGTAATCACTATCGGGAGCATTGCACTTGTCAAAACATGAATCTATCAGCTCTTTCAAGTCTTTACCGATGTGTACCCAAAGTTTCAAAGGGTAGATTCCGTTTTCGTATTCGTAATATCCTTTCTTCTTCATATTCTCAACTATTTCTGTTTTGACACAATCTCGATAGCAGACAATAATGTCTTCTCGCTGATACCTTTTCCACTACCAACACCATCTTTCTCTATTCTTTCAAGAGATTTCTCAATAGAGCAAAAATCATCCTGAGAATTACTTATAAATCCATCAAGTTCTTCACTTACACTACTGATACAATCGTTGTTTTTTTTAACAATAGCTTCAAGACGACCGAAACACTTGTCGATATAATCCTTCAACCTTTCTTCATGCTCTATGATAGTTGCAGAGCTTGTGATTTTACCATTCGCCCAGCACCTCTCTACAGTTTCATAATAATCACCTCTTTCGTCGCTGTGTTTTTTGTCAGACACGACTCTTAACCCGACGAAATTTTCTCCATCCATTACCGCATAGACACCATCTCCAAATGGATATAGTTCGGCTTTTTCAATATCAAACCTACTTACACTTTCTTTGTAAGCGACCTTTCCTAAAATATTAACTCTAATCTCCATATCTTAACTATTTATTGTGTAACCTTCCAATATGCCACTTTGAGCAAACCTTGCACAAGTAAGGATGCCAACCGAGTGCATTCAATCTCGGATTCTGATTAAGAAACTCCCAAGCATCATCCTCAGTCTCATAGGCAACCTTCGCCTTCCAGGAATGAACCTTCTTAGTCCAATGCTCAGGGTCAGGCTTAAACGGAGGAACCTTGTTCGGATTGTGATGTCTTCTCATAATTAAAAAGCTGTATATCTCGTTCTACGTATAGCTTCTAGCCTTTCACGAGCAGAAAGCCGTCTTTCAAGCGAAGAATCGAACTTTTTGGCTATCTGCTCGAATCTGAAAACCATTAGGTCATCCTCAGAAACCTTCCACATCTTCTTCAGCCACTCGTTATTGAGGCGCTCTGTAATTTTTCTTATTCTGTCGCCGTAGAGGATTTCGAGCAGCAGCTCGTTTAAGCCTTTACTGCATTCAACATCAATGGTGAACTCACCACTGATATTTCCATACCTGAAAGAAGACATCCTACCGCCTGATTCAGCAGCCTTATCTACATACTTCTTAATAGAGCCAGATACCTCTTCTTCGTTGGAGTCCGCAGGTAGCAGCCATATTGTTGACTCTGGCGAAACAACAGCAGGAAACTGACAGTCGCCTATAAAAAACTCAAAATTACGTTCTTCTCCCATAAGCTACAAACATTTGAATGAAATACTGTTCAACGTCCTGTTCACCGCAATCTCACTCTCGTTACACATGGTCCTCATGCACTCCAGGGCATCCTCGCGAACAGCAGTCATAATCTCGCTCATCGAAGCGGTGGCCGGAACGATATTCCCGTCAGCCTTCTTCTTCGTGATACAGGAGATAATCTCCTTGATATATTCCTTGTCTATCATAGAAATCTGTTTTATAACCGTTAATCATCAGGCTGAATGAAGCTCTCCGGCTGCTTGATGTCCTCCTCACCACGCAATTTATTCTTCACGTCATTGATGAGAAGCTCCTGCTTCAGGTCAATCATCTGGGCGCCGTACACCTGATACGTCATTCCGCCCTGCGACCTCTTCTTGAAGAAGCCGTACTTGTCGCTCATATCACGCCCGAACTTCTGAATCGTAGGGATATCCTTCTCCTCGACATCGTTGGCCTTGCAGAACTCGACGAACCTCTCGTACATCTCCTTGGCAAGCATGCACTCCGAAATCTCGCCCCTCGCCTCTTGGCTGCACCTCATATCATACGCCCTTATCCAGGCATATATAGGATTGCTTCCTAGAAGAGAGATAAGCAGCTGCCTCCTGCTGCCCTCAGCTGCCGGGAACCTGTACTTCCTGCTCCTCAGCTCCATCGCGCCACGGAATATCCAGTTGAACACTCCGCTCAGCTCCTCACGGATGATCTTGTTCGCCAGCTCCGGGTCCTGCCTCTCCTTTGGAACGGTCACGTCGAAGCTCACGTACTGCAAGCGCCTGATGAATCCGAGCGAAGCATCGTCTGGGAACGGAAGTTCATTGAGGTTGAAGATGAGGTAGGGGATTGAGTTCCCCTCCAGGATATCCCTGCCGAGCTTTCTCATCGGGACGGGCTCTCCGCTCACGAGCCTCTTGAACATTCCGGTATTTTTCCTTCCGAACTTCTTCGGGTCGGAATCGGAAGACCAGTTGAAGATGGCGTTCCTTATAGGATACCTTCCCCTCATTCCCTCGTCACCGTCAGCAGTGAGGTCGGCGTAGTCCATCTTGCTTATCCTGTCCTTTCCGAATATGTTGCAGGCAACGTCGAAGATGACACTCTTTCCGTTGGCTCCCGTACCGATGAGCAGGAGACACAGCTCAATCTTCGATGATTCCTTCCCCTCGTACGGATTGTATGCAGTACCTCTCTGTATGAGACCGAGGCCGAGGAACATCTGGAGGATCATCCTCGACGTCCTGTCAGGGAGCACCTCGTGTATGAAGTTCATCCACCTGTCACACCTCGCCCTCGGATTGTAGTCGTAGGGATGGTAGTACGTAACATGGTAGTCGGGAGAGAACGGCATCACGTTCGGATACTTCAGACCGCTGCCGAAGTCAACAACTCCGTTGGCGAATGCAACGATATCGAAGGTCGGTCTCAGTATGTTGTAGCACTCTATCACCTCCATGAACGACTTGTTCATCACCGTACTTATGCCTAGCATCGGAGCCATGGCCAGGTCGAGGAGCAACAGCTGGTAAGCCTGCTCCAGTACGATCTTCGGAACTGCTTCATATATTTTACCGTTGAACATGTAATACGAACCACCATAGTACTTCACGGGAGCCTTCTTCGCCAGACGTCTCATTGACCTGATGAAATTAGACTTCAGCTTGTTGTACTTCTCAGAGTTCGCCTTACCCCAGTCCTGACAACGGAGCTCTTCGAATCCGTACTCGTCATGCCTCGAAAGGTCCAGCAGCTGAGCGTGCAATGTGTCTATAGCAATACCATTTTCCATTTATGTACAATAATAATATTAATTTTCCGTTATTATGTAGGATTACCCCCGATAAACAGGGACTTTCTGACGGATAACACGCGTCAGCCCGTCCTTACAACATGTCGACTATAAAATATCGACAATACAAAGATACGGTAAATATCCTGTAGATATGCTATAACCCTAGTAAATAAAGGGTATAAATATACATATTGGATATACATTTGATGAATAATAGATATACATTTATGGTTTTGCTCACCGATATAGAAGTTAATGTTTCCAAATGTTAAAAATAGGCAGATGGATGAATATGCATAAATATGTTTTCGGTAGCAAAAGTAATTAAACCTTACAAGTAGGTTAAAAAACGGAAGAAAAAATTTTTAGATGAGGTGACTACCGCGCTGATTTAGGGCTACAAAGGGGGTGTGGGGGTATATCTTGAAAAGATATAACAAATTATGTTGGTTTACACTATATAAACGAACGTGAAACATCAATATTTACACTTTTTAACATTGTTGGTTTATATTATAAACTAGCTTTTGTAACCCCTTAATTATCAATCACTTACACTGCATATTAATTCCATATTTTGCATAAATATCCACCGTGGAACACAAAAGATTATTGCATATTACTTGACCCAATAAAACTTTACCATATTTATTCTTGTATAAATATTCAGTGTTTAACATATTAAAGGAATATTAACTAAAATAACAAAATAATATTACATATATAGTTAAAATTATATATCATTAACTGACACTTTGGCAGTTGTAACTATCTGATTATTAACTAGTTACACGTTTGTAAAGATTGATGTTCGTTAACTTAAAAAGGTTATAAATTTAACAAATGCTGACACGATATACTTTGTAACATATTGATTATTAGATAGTTACGTTTTGCCATTTTGGCAGATGAGTTAAAATATTATAACATTAACATAAACTCACAAATACTGCCATATAGTGGAATTATTACAAGCTTTATAACTAACTGATAATAAGCTATATACAAGATGTTAAATGTATAAATAGACTATTTTTAAACTGGTTGTTTGGCATTACCTTTGCAGTTATGTAGGTACAAAGGGATTTTCCTTTGCAACCATTTAAATAAATAGACTATGGATAAAGAGACAAAAGGTGCTCAAGGTTACGAGCACGTGAGCACAAAGGTAGCTAGTTATGTTAGCGAGTGCAAGAAAAGTGCTGTTTTAGCACAGAGTTTAGACGTGCTTAATAGCTACAGAAAGAAGCTTCTTTCTGAAACTACAGATAGCGAGTTGATGGCAGCAAAGAAAGAATTAGAGAGCGCACGTGCAAAGTACAACAAGCTCGCTACAAAGTACGTGCTAGCAGATACGGCATATTGCAACCTACAAACAGAGTGCGTGCGTACCGCCGTTAGTGAGTTTTCACGTACACACAATTTGCCTAATTTCTTTGCGTGGTTTGATACAAACGGCAAAGATAAGCAAACATCGATTATAGATAGCTTGCAGCGATTAGGTAGTAAATTGTCAGATTTACACCATAAATTTGCAGGCGGTGCAAAGGTAGCAAAGAAAAAATCTGAGACTATCACGGATTTGCAGAAGCAAATTGCAGATTTACAGGCAAAGTTAGCAGCAGCGCAAAAGTAAGTAAACTTGATAGGTAGCGAAAAACTACCTATCGTTTACCCCTTACATTTTCCCCACTGACTATCTAGCAGGTAGCCAGTGGGAAATTTTACTCCAGGTTTTTCAACTTGGAGCGGGTCGTCGTATCCTTATTTTTCCCACACGATTTTGGAAACCTTGTCGTGGTGTGTGGGCTTAACTCAGAGAGAGAATTTATTCTCCCTCAGGGGACTAATTGCCAAAATTCAAGAGAAGTATCTCAGTAAATCGAGAGTGCGAGAGGCACACCGAGATGGGAGAGAGTAACGAGTTACTCAGAGACATCCATCCGAGAGATACGCAAAAATTCCTGGCGTGAGCGTCGAATGAGATGAGACGGCACGACGGCTAGGGAATTTGTATCATCTAGCGAGATGAGAGTTTCAGAAAGAAATCATAATTCATATTCTATATGGTGTTGTGAGCCGTGCGGAGTGGTTATCCGTGAAATCACCGTGGATAATGTAGCTATATTCCACGTGAGGTATATCCGAAAAAAGAGAGCTATCTGAAATGTGTTGTCAGTTGGCACAGGTAACGTAATAGTTTGCAGCGAGAGAAACTGACTGGATGCAGTCCATAATAACTGTAGGGTGTGAGCCACGTAGTTAAGACGATAATGATAAAACGTGGTGCAAAGATGCACATCCTGGCTAACGGGGCGGGGAGAAATCTCCGCTCTACAATTATCAACCATTTAAATATTAGAATTATGAAAGAACAGATTTTGAAGAAGATAGGAAAGACGCTTGTGCGTATTAATGTGACAGACCAGAGTGCAGAGGATGCCTATGATGAACTCGTTAAAAGCGGTCCTCGCCTGTTTGGTATGCTTTCCAGTATCTACAGACTGAATGATGAAGAAGAAAGATTCGCTTGGTCTGCCGGAATTCAGTAGCCTAATCTCCCTACGCTTGTAGGGAACAATAACCAAAATTACAGAATTATGAGTACGATGAGAATTAAATGCCTCGATATGAAAGAGGTTGAGAGTATCATTGCAGATGCTCAGGAGATTTTAAGTCACGTAGAATTCGGGTCTTTGCAGAATGGTGTGCTTACATTATTCTGCGTGTTGTGAGCCTAAAATCCGTAGCCAGTACGATAATTGTCGTGTGTGGCTACGGAACAATTACCAAAAAAATATAGATATGAAAGCAAGACAGATTATTTATTCAAGTACGATAATTGTGCTTGGATTTATTCAGACATCGCCAATATTCATCTGCTTGGCAAGTACGATAATTCTCCTGAATGTGCTTGGAATTCTTTACGGGATTCTGCTTGTGCATATTTGGAGCAGTACGAAAAAGGGCAAGTGGTATTTCCGTGAGCTGTGGCGATCCACGCTCCGCTTGGAAAGTTTCGTTCTGCCTGGAGTTTCGTAAATCTAGAAAGTACGAAAATTGTGCTTGGAAACATTTGGCTAAATTCTGCTTGGAGAAATCCAGGCAGTACGATAATATAACCAATTAAATTACAGAATTATGAAACAGAAAATTTTCGTGGCATTATTTGTCGTAGTGTGCTTTGCATTGTTTGCAGTATCAATTACTCTGTATAATTGTCACAGAGCAAACGTGATGCTGAGAAAGACAGTTATCAGCCAGGCGAATGAGATTTCAGAGCTTAACGCCAGTTACACAGCAGAGGGACCTACAATGTTCGTAGGTCTCAGAAAGTAGCCAAATCTGAGAGGAGTTTCCGCTCCTCTCTTCTATTAACCAAAATATTAGAGAAATATGGATAGAATATTAAAGCAAGATTTGAGCAAGAATGAGATTGTCGACCTCTTGCGTGGAATGGATGCAGAGGAAGTTGAGGGCAATTTCTCGGTACGTCGTGTACTGATTGATACACAGGCGTGTGACGTATTCGGCGGAGAACCTGAGGATTCTTATCCTCTCATCCCTGGTACGTACATGGCATTGTATTACAAGAGTATTGTCGATGACCCGTATCCGTTCTTCGAGAAAATATGTGGAAACATAATAAATGACGATGACAAATGTCAAATGCTTATGAACGGAGATGGTTGCATTCGTATTTTCATGCTCAACAAGTACGAGTAGCCAAAAATGTGCTCAGGCATTTTCCTGGGCATACTATGTAGAACCATTAAACAAATTGAATTATGCAAGACAGAAAATCACAAAAGAACTTCGAACGTGCATTGCTCCACGAGATGGAGAAAATTAAAATTGCTGCACGACAGTGGCACAACAACAATACCAGAGGCTACAGAGATTATCGTAGCAAGGAGGCTATCTCCAAAAGTTTCTCGGAGATAGCGGTGCTGTGTATGGGCTAAAATGTGCGTGGCAGTTGTCACGCATACTATGTTAAACCATAAAACATCAGAATTATGAAGAAATTAGAGAATCCTAAATGGGAAGAGTGCAGAGATTATCTGCGCAGTAAGGTTTTACCACGCTTACAGGAGATGCAGCGTGACTTGTTTGGTAACGAGAAGCTGATCTTCGAGATAAGCGTGGGCAAAAAAGGAGGATATATTTCCGTGTATACAAATGTTTCCGCCGATGATGCCCTTTATCTAAATCTGTCCTGCGTAGATAGCCGTGAGGAAATTGATTCCAATTTAGCAGATCTCACGGATTTCATCAAGAAGTACTCAGCCTAAAAATTGAGGGAGTTTTATCTCCCTCTCCTACAAACCAAAAATGTAGAATTATGAGTAAATGGGTACAATTTTATCACAAGCTTAACAAGTTTGACCTTGTGAACATGAGATTTACGGATGAAGAAGAAACCGTAGAGATGGTGGGCATGGATTCTGTCATGCGTATCGACGGCAGATGGAATATGTCATCCATACGTGCTGCGATACAGAAGAAAATCGAGAGGATGAAGAATTTCGATGATTTTGATCCCTGTGCATTCTCCATTCTCACCGGCAGTTCTATCCTGAATGCTTCAGAATCTCCGGTGTACAATATCTAGCCAGAATTGGGCAGTACGATAATGTGCTGCCTGCTATTAACCAAAACAGAATAAATTATGAATACATTTAACACAAAGGAAGATGGTACGCATTTATACCGGTTCTGTTACGTAGAGCCTATCATTGACATCTACGCTTACGACTTGGAGCAAGCAATGGAGCGTTATCTCGTGTATTGCCAAAAGAATGAGTTGTACGGATTGTACGATTACGAGGCTAACGACGAGGATGATATGCACTGCTACACAGACCCAACAATGGAGGACCCTGATTGTTATCCTGCGTATATACGCATTGACTACCTATCTGTTGAGGAAATTGAGGCGTGCGTTGATGCCGGAGGTCATCCGTTTTATGGAGGTTGGAGAAAGATAGCCTAATCAAATGTAGTCCTCATATAGGGCTACACTTCTATTATTAACCAATAAAATTCAGAATTATGACAGACGGAGACAGAAGGTTCCTTGCAAGGCTCGTAGCGAGCCACAAGGAGGTGATAAGCGAGGAGTGTGCGAGAAAGAAGCTCGACAAGAGCGAGTATTACAGACGTGCCTCTCGTGTGGACAAGAAAGCTCAGGAGATTGAGCGTGCGTACATGCGTCCTAGAAGATTTTAGCCAACATTCTGTGCAGCCTATCTGCACAGAAACCATGTTTAACCAAAAATACAATAGATATGGAGTATATAAAGAGGACAGAGAACAATACGCGCGTTGACGTGTATTTCGATGGAGAAAAGTACGTATTCATTAACGCATTCCACGGATGTGTGGCAGTTGCGAGAAGAGAAGGACTCGTTGAGTTCATTAATGGCGGATACGAGGCTCACGTCAAGTTCAAGGTCGAGAAAACGAGATGCACCATCAGTAAGAGAACTATAGATGGCGCCATCTATAAGATGGAGAACAGATACATGAGCACTGTCGTTGAGTATGAATGGAAGGAGGTTGACAGAGATGACTTGCCTTATGCCGTGAGCGTGAAAGTAGAGGAGCGATAAACCAAAAAATCCTGCGTGGAGACACGTAGGAGCTATTATTAACTAAATATTCAAAGGATATGAAAGAAAGTATTGAGGCTATGCTGTGGGATTTCATTGTTGATAACAATATCGCCACAGAGGACGAGGTTAGACTTGTCACGGACATAAATGGCTGGAACGAGGAAGCGATGACAGACATTATTTATGCCAGGACAGGTCTCCGTAGTTATGAGCAGTGTGTGGACGATGGCTATTCCGGCACAGATGAACTGGATAGTTATTATTGCCTCGACGAGGAGGAAGACGATGAAGAAGAGGAAGAGGATGAAGATGAAGAAGAGTAGTATTTGCCTAAAAAGGTGCGCCCATGTCTGAGCGTGCCTTCTATTGTTTAACCAAGATAAATTATTTGAATTATGGCGAATAAATATCAGATCACAAACCAGAAGCAGCTTCGTGAAGCATTCTGGCAGTTTTGCGACGAGTGTGGTATCGACTACACAGGTAAGAAGACAAAGTTCAACCTAGACTTGAACATAATGTTCAACGATTGGAAGGACGGATTGCAGAAAGATGGTGTGATAAGCGACAAGCTTTGTTTCAGAGCTTGTCTGTATTAAGCCAAACCAATCCTCACTCTCACGGGTGGGGATTTCTATTAACCAAACAGATTGAAATATGAAGAAAATTGAGATTACGAGAGCTGGCATGGGCGAGAAATGCCCATACCCGAAGTTCAGCAAATTACTAGCAAAAGGCTACATAATGTGCCATCGCTGCAAGTATTGTGATGAAATTATCAGTGAGACAGAAATAATGTGTGACTATAATTAATCTATATATTATGAGTGAATTAGAGAAAATCCTGAATGACGATTTACTGAAGTGTGAAGTAATGAAGACAGAAGAGAATGCAGCAAGGCGTGTATCTCTTATCAAGTGGACGCACGACAATACATTCTCTTTCGCTGAAGTACGCAAGGATACCGGCAAGCTGGAAGTTACAGACATCCAGGCTCTCAGTGAGCTTGATGCGTACAGACAATTCTACAGGAAATATGGCGAAATAGCCATAATTAGCTAAAACTCCCCACATCATCGTGGGGAACCATTATTAACCAATTAAAAATTAGAATATGGCAAAGAAAGTTTATGCTCTCTATCGCACAGACAAATGGCATACATACGTAAGTCGCGAATTACTTGTTGTAGCAGGTAGTATCAGAAGATGTTGTAAGGTAGCCAAGGAAGATGGAGCGACAAAAGAGCAGATTGAGGATTTGCGCGGTTACCGCCATCAATCCCAGTGTACCAACGAAACCGATTACGAGTACGACATTGATACGTACACGCTCAATGAGAGTTTAATCAGCTAAAATCCCTCTTCGGAGGGAACCATTATGAACCATTAAACAGATGAATTATGGAAAAGAATATTGTAGAAGTTGTTATGAATAACAAGGGTGAAGCTATCGAGAAAGTAGCCGATTATATCGGTGTTGAAAGCTTCGCCAAGGTAATTGAGGGCCTCTATCGTGAGTGTCTGGAGGAATTCGATGACGCAGAAGATCTGGAAGAATACATTGCAGATGTGCTCAGTGAGAATATCCAGTCACTTGCATGGGAGTTTACTCACAAGGTAAACAGAGAGATGAAGAAATATCTCCATCTTAACGACCAGCGCATGGATGGTAATTTTGCCAATCTGTACGAGGACTACCCTAAGCACAGAACAGGTGTGTGGTGGGCATCAGACTACGATGGTGATGATTACTACGACTTTTACCCTCAGATGGTAGCCAGACTCGATTCCGCAGAAGACAGCGAGCAGGCTAACAAGGACAGAGGATATCTCGAAGAATGGTATTTCAAGGCGTTCGGCACGTACAACATCAAGTACAATTTCGGCAATTACCTTGAAGAGGTTCACTCTATGATGGAGGAAGCCTAACAATATCCCCTAGCATGGGGATATTCAATGTTTAACCATTTAAATGAGATTAGATATGAGTTACGAATTTGCAAAGAAGGAAATCGGTGATTACAGAATCACCATTTACCAGGATGAGGATGCTGAATCGCCTTGCTCTGCATGGGATTTGGTAGGTGTGTATCTTTGGGAGTATACCAGTTGTGGTAGTGGAAGATTAAGTAACGGCTGCAACTGGGATGAAATATATGATAGAAAATACGACACAAACGACCACAGCTTGCAGGATGCTCTCCGTGAGCTTGTATACAAGTATGTTCCGCAGAATCGTCTTGTAAAATATCTGAAGAGCAACAAGCACCGCTCTGCTAAATTATCGTATGATAGAAGCTCTCATGTATGGGAACTTGATTATTACGACAGCAGAGAGGCGTACAAGACTTCGGTAGAGTTCACTCCTGACGAAATCAAGAACTATGACATGAGAGCAGAGATGATTGAGCCTATGAACAACGAGGACTTGATCTGGCTGCTTGATGACATAGCTTACGAAATCGTGATATACGAGTGGTCTTCCACAGGATACTGCCAGGGAGACTACGTAGAAGGTGTTGCCTATTGTGACAAGGAGCGCTTCAAGAAGATGGTGGATACGAATACCAAGAACTGGAAGAATCGTGCCATCGAGCTGTTTGAGAGCGAAGTCAAGGATATTGGTATGTGGATGTGGGGTGACGTAAAAGGATATATCCTTGAAAAGAAGCGTCACTACACTAAAATGTACGACGACGGAGACACTTCTGACTCCTACGACTGGGAGGAGATTGATTCCTGCTGGGGAGAGTACTTCGAAGATGCTGATGACCTCATCGAAGAGGTTATCAAAGAACACGGCTTACAGCCGAAAGATGCAGCCTAACAAGGGGAGCTTGCATGCTCCTCTTCTATTAACCAATTAAATAGAATTATGGGAAAGATTACAATTTCACAGAAGGGAAGTAGAACTATCTACAGAGTGAACAGAAGAATCGTGTGCTATCGTGACGGGCACAAGTATTGTGTGGGCAAGCCATCATCTGGCAGCACCCATATCGAGCTTGATGCCTTGTCCGAGAATATCGCACACGAGAGATGTATGGAGATTTGTGAGCGCAGAATCTATGCAGAGATGAGATATCAGAATCCCGTCGCATACAACGCCCACAGAGTGTTGAACGCATTAGCTTAAAGATAGCCTTCGGGCTATCACAATTAACCAATTAAGTAAAGAGAATTATGAAGAGATATTACGTATCAGTCACAGAGACTTTAAACAAGGTAGTGAGCGTTGATGCCGAGAGTGAGGCTGACGCACTGAAACAAGTGGAAACGGCCTACAACGATTCCGTTATCATTCTCGGTTCCGACCATTTCTGCGGAGAAACTATAGAAGCCGAAGATGATCAGGAATCCTACATCGATTATGAGAAAAACTACGGGGAGACTTATCAGCACATCGACTAGCCAAACGGGGAGAGTAATCTCCCTACCAATAACCAAAACATTATAGATATGAAGAATTTAGGAATACAGGACATCTGTATGATTAAGCATGGACTAGCGGCATTGCTAGCCAACGAGAAGGTCACTCTTAAAATCGCCATCAAGAAAGACGACAAAGAACAGATAGAGAGAAGTAACTCATATATCGATGAGGTAAATGCAGTTATCAGAAAACTAAACTCGTAGGAATCATGGAGAATCAGGCAGAGTTAGCAGACAAGCTTACATCGATAGCTTGTTCAGAAGACTATTGGAAAAGACTGCACGCAGGAGAAATGAAAATCCAGGAATGGTGGCAGGAGTATATGAAACGAAAAGCTGAAAAGCGCAGCTAAGGACTGCGCACAATAACCAAAACATTACGATTATGACAAGAGAAATGCAAAAAGAATTGGAAGAGAAATATTTCCGTGAGTGCGGAGATAGGGCAGTAGCGGAGGAGATGGCTCAGATGGATTACGATGCGGACCAGGCATCATCCGATTATTACCCTCACTATGACGAAGGCTCCGGAGAATATTGGTTTTAGCTAAAAGGTGGTCACGTACCACCACACAAACCAAAACAAGAAGAATTATGAATGAAGACAGAATCCTAAGTATGTTCTTCGAGAAAGCCAGATGGCAGTACGCTATCGAGAAAGGCTTATTCAAGGACATGAACAAAGCAGTAATGTATCAGCTGACAGAGCCAAAGGCTCGTCTAGCTATGTATCAGAGGATCAAGAGCGGCAATTACAAGATAATGCCGCCTCATACAGCCAAGATTCCGAAAGACAACGGAGATTTCCGTACAGTCTATGTGAATGAGGCTGTGGACAGAATCCTCTTGAGCATCGCCAACGACCTCCTGTTTGAGCTGATGCCAGAGATGGTGCATCCACGCTGCACGTCGTACCAGAAAGGTATCGGCTGCGGTCGTGTGGTGCAAGATGTGTCTCGGATAATATACTCGGCAGATGGTAAAATCATCGGATGGAAAGGTGACTTCTCCAAGTACTTTGATTCCGTGCCTATTCGGTTCATCGACTGGGCATTCGACAAGGTAGAGGAGAAGTACGGAAAGTCCGCGTTGATAGATGTCATCCGTGACTACTATCACACAGATATCTATTTCGATGAGGAAAACAACCTCTGTGAGAAGTATCAATCCCTCAAGCAGGGATGCTCTGTTGCCGCATGGCTGGCTGATGTTATTCTCTTCCATCTTGACGACAAGCTGTCTAAGCTTAACGGATATTACGTCCGCTATTCAGATGATACGCTGTTTGTCGGTGAAGACTATGAGAAAGCCATGGATATTATGAAGAGCGAACTGGAGATGATGCAGATGACGCTCAACCCTAAGAAAGTCGAGTATATTGACGCTAATCACTGGTTCAAATTCCTCGGGTATTCCATCAAGGGTCACAGTATCTCTCTGTCGTCCACACGTATCAAGACCTTCCAGAAGGAGGTTGAGAAGAGGACGATAAAGAAGCGTGACACCACAATGACGAAAGCCATCAATTCAGTGAACAGATATCTCTACAAGGGGTACTGCGATTATTCCTGGGCTACTCAGGTTCTTCCGGTCATAAACGTAAAGGAGGACATCGACAAGCTCAACACCTTCGTCATGGACTGCATCCGTGCGGTCAAGACAGGCAAGAAGAAAGTTGGTGGACTTGGCTACGTTAAGACTCAGGCTGTAGGTTGCATAGACCGAGGCCGTGGCAGGAACGTGACAACAAACAGGAGTAAGACAGAGAGCGAAATCAAGGGGTATCTATCAATCGGTTGTGCTCAGAATGCCTTGCGAACGAGCAGGGCAGCGTACAACACATTGGTGAATACTCTGTAGATGAGCATCCTAGCGCAAGGATTTTGCCGGAATGAAGAGCGACGATTTAACCATCCGGTCTCGAATGATGTGGACCTATCTCTGATTAGAGATGGTCCAACATCCTCTCCACCAGGATACTATCAATCTGATAAAGCTATGCGCTGTATCTTCTAACCGGCATACTCTGTAACCGAGCACACGGACGTGGAAGAAGGACGGGCAGATTCAGGCTAGCGCCTCTATAACGGGATTTGTCGACGATGCGTCCAAGTTCGCAAGTTTGCAACTTGAGACGGATTGTCGACGAATTCGCGCACAAGGCGTAGATCATCAACGAAGTACAGAAATGTGCCAGTCCGTATGACTTCCACCGGTGGCGCACACCACCAATCCCTGACGGATGGCAAAAGTTTATAAAACAGGTCTCTTAACCAGAGTAGTTGATCCTGGACGTCGTCGTATACTACTTACGACGTCCTGGATCATCTATTCTGGCGAATCCTGTGTCAAATCAGAATCATAAAGCATTGTGCCGAGCCATCGGTCAGGGAATTACCCAAGCACGAGGGTAGTCTTCAAAGGAGAGTGAATTTATGAGTGCTGTTTCCATGCCGCCGGCCTCCCGGAACACTATCCGGGACTCCGGCGGCTTACAACAGCCCTCGAATCAAGCTGTTATAGCTACGTGTCACGCTCTCAGATGAAGACAACGTTATTGCCAAACGAGGTACACGAGGAGGCTGTAATTTACCAACCAACTGGCAAATAACGCGGGTTAATCCTTAAATTAAATATTAACCCGCGTAAGCCATCTGGTTCGTATCAGTTGATTATAGTAAGGCAACAGACCTATAAGTGTACCTACAACAACCAAAGTGAATTGCATCACGACTTATCAAGAGTATGAGGTTTAATACCACGTGAGTGGAATACCGCCGTCGATGTCTATCGATATCGACGGCCGTATCCAATCTCGGGGTCTAATCGCGAACATACACCAATGCAACGAAGTACTAGAGATGAGTCACGGACATTGCAGTCCGCATAGCCAAGAGTAGAACAGATTCAGTTGCATGTAATGTGACAACGGGACACAACCTGGCGGTTGCCCGGTACGCGTCCCGTTCTTATACATGCAATAATCAAGACGATACAGGAATGCAACACTCTACTGAGGCTATGCTATAGCTATTGCGAGCCGAATGGTGCGCAAGGAGAATCGATTGTAAATACAGTATTCAGCATCCTGAGAATCACTGGATTATATCCAGGAGTCTCAGGACTATAATACTGTATATATCAAAAGCATACAGTTACGCAACAGATTCTCTGAGCGCACTCCTATCAACCAATACTTTTTAGAATTATGAGAAGAAAAAAGAAAGATGTGATCAAGTCGATACTTAAGCAGTTGCATGAGATTCAGATGGAGTATGCTTACGACAAGATTTTACGAGTAGGCATATTTACCGGAAGTACACGAAACGATATCGTAATAGAGATATCAAGGTGCGATGACACTAGTTCGGATTGCCAGTACGTGATCGAAGGAAGGGAATTTGTATTCTCTTTAAGAAAGTCGTGTTCCGACAATGAGTTTACCCTGTTTGAGGTGCGTTCCTATATATCAGCACTCAAGGGAAGCTAAAAACGGCGTAGTAATTCTACGCCTTCATATTAACCAATATATTAGAATTATGGAGAAAATAACATTCAATCAGCTGAAAGAGGATTACTTCAACGATGACGTATGTATGGCCGAAGTTCTTGCGAGTACACCTGCTACAGGCCTGACTATCGAACAAGCATTCTACCTATATATACGAGCAAAGAATTGGAGTGATAAAGATGAGTTTGAGCTCTATAGCGATGGAGATTATTACGACTTGGTTGAAGAAGCCAAAAATATGGAGCTGTAATGCTCCATTCCTATAAACCAATATTTAGAATTATGACATACGACGAGATTATCAATGAAGTTGAGAATGGTGCTAAGTTCACCATCAACTTCCAGAAGAGAACATGTAGAGTGAACGGCAAGGTAGTAATGTCCGAGGAAGACAAGCCGAAGGACACGCCTTACCTTACACCCGAGGTTGTGTTTGTAGGTATCGAGCAGAGATATGCAGCGTACAAGCATTCTGTGCCGTCAGAACGCTCCGAATCACATCGCCGGTATTACTTCAAGGCTTTGCCTGAGAAAGAACTCACTGACGAAGATATGATGTATGGTGAGCGACGTGAGGTGGCTAGATGCAAGCTGGAACTGTACGTGCTGATTCAGCTCCTCAGAGGCAACCTCTACTGGGACGGCAGATGGGGAACTTGGTTCTGGTGTTCCAAGAACGACAAGGACCTGATTATCCTCAGAGACTGGATTGAGCCAAACAAGGGTGGGGCATAAGCCTCATCCACGATTTAATTAACATTTTTAATAACCAACTAAAATAATTAGAATTATGAAGCAGATTGTAACAATCACTGGTGAGAATCTTAAGGTAGTAGCTAACAATGTAGAGGTTGATGCAGCTGGTGCAGGTAAGAAGACCAAGGCGCAGATGCGTCTCGAAGCTCTTAAGGCAGCAGGCGTTGACGTAAGTAAGTACTTCCCTCTCGGTGACGACAAGCTTATCAAGATCGAGAATGGTGCGGCTGTCCCTGTTGATATGGACGATGCAACCATCGATGCGGTAGGCAAGCAGATTGTCGAGGGTGGATACGTAAGTAACTGGAAGCTGTTCCGCCGTTGGGTGATGAGCCAGATGTTTCACATGCTCAGACAGATGGACGGATGGAACTGGTCATTCAACCAGGTCTTGCAGCACAAGGGCTACGAGTACCAGTGGCGCATGCTTGAAAATGAGCTCTATGCTCAGATGAAGATGGCAGCTCACGGGGATCACGAGAATGCCGGTGCGAGAAACAGATGGTTCGGAGGCTACGTTGCTGCCGATATGGCTTATGACTACATCAATAAGCTCCGCAAGTATGTGGACGACAACCTTATTTGGAAGGTCAAGAAAGACAAGAACGGAAAGAAGACAAAGGCATTCAAGCATACCTGTAAGGGCAATCCTTACGTACGTCTTCAGAACGAGGATATCTTCGTCGCAGACTTGGAAAAGAAGGTATATGCTCCTCTCGGTAATCTTGCGCGCAAGATGTATGACAGCAATACCTACAAGGAAGTCTACGATGCTGTTCACGAGTTCAACAAGAAGCGCAAGCATCTCGCATGGGACACCAAGCAGTCTGATGCCTTCATCAATGCCTATAAGGGTTCCGGCTCCTACTACACGATGAGAAACCTCATTATGTTCCACGGAGCCAGATTCTGGAAAAACGGACGAAAGATGTCAGAAGCCAACTCGTTGAAGGAGCTTGAGTCAAAAGCCAAGCTCTACGACGAAGAGGGTTGGAGAATGCTCGGTGTTTTCAAGCAGCTCATTATAGAGAACGATATCGACATCCAGGGCAAGATTAACGAGTGGCATAAGGCTAAGGTCGAGAAGGTGATCGCCAGTAAGTAGTAAGGTTCGCCGCCTGTAGTATGGTGGCCCGGCAAGAATTCACAAGAGCTTCTTCAACGAAGGATCTCCTCCAGTTACTACTGGAGGTAATCCTTCAATCTAAGCTCTCTAGATCATATTTTTAGAGTAAGGCGCCAGCCGGGAGCCATTCTAGCCAAAAGTCGGTTACTGATTCGGTAACCGATTCAAAGTAAAACCAAAAAAGTAAGGATTATGAGAAAGAATAAAACTTATGAGCAGCAAACTAAATTCTATAACAAGGATGGGCGTTACGAGAGTTTGGGTGAGATGTTTATCTGCTGGCTTAGATGTGATAATATCCAAATCGCAGCAATACAAAAGACATTCAGGGAAGGAACGAAAGAATGTAAAGAATACATTATAGAAGACCTCTATCACCTTTGTGACAAGAAACTACTTTATCAGTTTATCAGAATCTTTTATTTCGGAAAGAAGTAAAGCCAAACAGGTCAGTCGTTAGCAGCGGCTGACTCCTTATCATAACTAGATTTTGTTTAAATGGTTCAAGCCGGTCTGTCGTGAGACACGCCGGTTTTTTGTACCACTATGTCTAACCAATTAAAATTTTGTGAATTATGGCAGTAGCAAGAATCGTTAACGTTAATGATATCTTAAAAGCAAAGGGCTTGAAGCCAAAGGTGTTCAATCTGAACATATTCTGTAGTGCTGTATCAGATTTCTTTATGACACATGAACCAAAGGAAACAATTTTGCTTGTTCCGAAGAGATTTCTCGACATGGAGAATCCACCAGATGGAGACTTTATCGAAATGCTGGACGTAAGCATCTGGGAGAAGAAGGCGGAAGACCCCGACGACCCATTCGACTTCATCGACTATCAGCTGATGGTACGAAACAAGATGATGAGACCGATAATCTTTGTCAACGAGCCTTTTCTTACGGAAGCCGCACTCTCTCTGAGAGACATCTGCGGATATTCCGTAACGGGCAGAACACGAAAGAAGAAGAAGGAATACATCGTGTCTCTGCCGGTGTAAAGCCGAAAAATGCGTGGAACATTATTGTTTCACGCTCCAAGTATTAACCAATTAAATGGAATTATGAAGAATATCAGATTTGAACCTAGCTACTATGAGTGGCATTTGGTGGGAGAGGATGGAAGAATCCTCCTGAATATACCAGATAGTATAGTTGATTATTGTGAGACGATGAGCGATTTATGCTTCGTTATCGAAGACCTTCCAAGGCAAGCATCCGATGCGGTTTCTTGTGGGGAAGAGCTATATGGTGTTGATGTCACAATGTTTGTTTACAAAGGTATCGGAGAAGATAAAGACATCATTGAATTGATAGAAAGCACGCTTGCGACCCACTTCGGAATTGTAGCCTAAAATCCCTCTTCGGAGGGTGCAAGTATTAACCAATTAAAATTAAAAATATGAATGATTTTTTAAAATTAGCAGAGGATTTAGAATGGAGTTATAATGTTGACGATACACCTAACGAAAGAGGTGAGGTTTGCGTCGAGTTAGAGAAGTATTCCCCACAAGACCAAGACTTCATCGCCACAATTTGGTTCGAGAATGGCAATAAGTCTGACTTCATGGATAAGTTGTATCAATATTATAGCGACTTCGATCCTGACGAGGAAGCCAGTAAATGGATTGGCGAGGATGGACATGGTGCTAACGGCGCGCCATACAAATTATCGGATATTTTGCAAGATATGGAGGATTGCAAGGATATGCTACTAGATTTATGGCACGAGTATTTTTACAATGAGTACCCAGAAAATCGTCCAAATGAGACCGACGAAGGGAAGCGACTCGCAGGAGAAATCGAGGAGAAATCCGGAAAGCATTACCACTCGTGCTCTCTACAGAATTATCCGAGCGGTAAGTTCGGCGTTATCATTGATGGCTGCCAGAAGTTTCTATCGGAATGCAAGGAAGAGACATTAGCCTATATGAAAGGCGTGCTTACGGGCCTTGATATCGAAAGAAAAGACTAAGCCAAACAAGCCTGTCAGGAATGGCGGGCATCAAGTTAAACCAAAATATTAAGATTATGGATAGAAAAGTATTGAAAGACAAGATTGATGAGTTGCGTTCGACAGCAAAGATGGAGCTTGCATGCACCATCCGTGAGATAATGAGAGAGCACAATGTGCAGAAGAAAGAACTCGGCTGGCCTGTAGTTGTCAACAATAGCAGTCTTGTAGATATCGTAGAGGTAGGTAGTGGTGATACCGACATCCCGGTTTTCGTCATAAATGTTGGTGTTGGCTACTACAAAGAGCCTCACAAGGTAAGTGCATTGGATGATTGTGTACCGATCGAGCTTCTTGCTGATATTGCGACCGGGTTGAATAACGAACTGAGTGGATACGTCAGCACTTATGTGGCAAAGTACAGATTCCTCTATGAAGACGGAACTACTGCCGACATGGATGAGCCTTATGTATTCCTTGCAGAATCAGAAAAAGATGCCAAAGATAAGGCAGACGACTATGCAGAAGTGTGGAATGACTGGAATGAAGATACGATAGAACTCGTGTCAGTCGAGAGACAGACTGCTTCGGAAGGTTAATTTAGCGTTAAAAACGGCAAAGATGATGGTTTATTTTATAAACTTTCGTATCTTTGCCACTAATAACCAAAATAATAGAATTATGACAGAAGAAATAAGAATCAAGACAAGAGACTGGGAGCGTCTGCTGAGTCCTGTCCAGCAGGAGAAGTACAAGCTCGCTATCAAGCAGGGATGGTTCTCCAACTACCACGACAACTCGTGGAGACACAGCACGTTCTACGGAGCGTACATCTGGAAATACCCGAAGTTCATCAAGGTCGTGAGAATGTTCGATGAGCTGTTGGGCCACAAGCCATTGTGGGAAGACATCACTGACGACAACCTCCGTGACCTCTTTGAGAAAATCAAGGAGAACTATGCTCCCAACTCCGCAAAGACCGTATGCGCCACCATCAAGGCGGTGATACGTGAGAACGATGCTACGAAAGAGATTAACAGCCCGACGTTCGGAAAGATACTCAGAACGAAGGCTGTTCCTGTACAGTCCGTCTATCTCTCGGATGAGGAGATAAACAGAATTATCAATTACAATCCAAGAGGACAGACGAAGAGATATGTTCAGCGCATGTTCCTCATGGAATGCCTCTGTGGAGCACGATATAGTGATTGTCAGAGGATAACCCCCGAGAACATCGATGATACCGGACACTTCCTGGTGTATGTAGCACAGAAGACCAAGACAGAGGTAAGAGTTCCTCTTCACAAGAAACTGCGTCCGTTCCTGGTAAGCGGCACGGGCGTTGAACCCCTTCCTGGTGAAATCAGCGAGATGACCTTCAACAGAACCCTTCGTGATATCTGCCGTGAATGCGGAATAGACGAGAACACGAAGGTGTTCCATGCAGGTAAGGAAGAGACCGGAAAGAAGTACCTCTTTATCTCTTCACACACCGGCAGACGTTCATTCGCCACGAATCTCTCCAAGAAAGGCGTACCATTGGAACAGATTGCCGTCATGATGGGGCATACTAGTAACGGTAAGCCTAATATCCAGATGACGCAGCGCTACATTGTCGGGAAGACGGAGATTGACAGCAGTACCCTGAGACTGTTCGGTGTATACGATAAGGATCTGGATGATGGTCTAGATGAGGACCAAGCTAAAACTGGAGGTGGCCAATAGCCATCTCCTGCTATTGTTTAACCAATTAAATAACGAATATGGTAGAAGATAATAAAAAAGAACTCATCAATGAGTGCCAGGAAAAGTATGCCGAGCTTATAAAGCAGACGGTCATAAAGGCACTCACAGGCGAGATTGCTACGAACTCCGCTATGGTAAAGGAATTGGAGTCACTGAACTTCCAATACCACGAGGAGATGGACGAGTACGACGATACGGCGCCTGACCTTAACCCGGAGCTCATAGAAAACTTCAGGCAGGCAGAGAATACTGGCAAGAATGTTTCCATTGAAGCGCAGGAATACCTTCTTGCCATCGGTATGTGCGAGGAGATGTTCAACCAGAAGATGTGGGTCAACGAAGACGGCCACATGTGTGACGAAGACGGTAACAGACTTTCCGCTGACAGAGAGCATCGTGTTTTCGAAGTTGTTAAGTGCGGAAAATAAGATATTTCTAGTTTTTCATAGCTAGATTGTTTAAATGAGTGTCCTCTCTTGCCCGTGAGGGTAGGAGGGGATTTTTAAAACGGCCCCGATTAGCCAAAAATAGGGAGCTTCGGCTCCTGCAATTAATAACCAAGCCCTACGCAACACGGTCAAGCGGAAAGAATATGGAGAATATATTAGAAAAAACGGTGAAGGAAAATGGAAATATCAACTTAAACGAATTAAGTTGGAAGCAGGTCGTTGCACTCCTGGGCGCCTGGGATTCCAGCTTCGCAAGAAATGAGAACACGTCGTTCTCGGAGATGGTGAAGCGATGCTATAAATCACGTCCATGGCATGAGAATGCGAATATTATCTATTTGCATCGAGATAACAAGAAAACTACCATCCTCCCTCACGCCTGTTATAACCTCGACGAAGCAGAGGAAAATATGATATTTAATTTGCTCAAAAAGCAATTAAACTGAACTCTACGGATGCAGTAGAACGAAAAAGCCCCGACCTAAGCCGGGGCTACCACAGACCATTACAGTCTGACATCTACGATAGTAGAAATTTGCTCTTTATGAGCGTTTAAATCCACAATTCCGAAGAATTGACCGTCAACGGAAGTTTATTTTTATTTCAATTCCATAAAGGTTCGATTAAAGTCTTCCGAAGACATGTGCAAAGATAGTGGATTTGTTTCAGAAAACAATATTTCTTCAACAACAATTAACGAATTTAACTTATATGTACAAAGTCATAAGTACAGAACATCATTTTTATCCTCATGTCGTGCTAGAGTTGCAGGATACCGCCACCAAAGAGACAAAGTGGTGGTGCTACGCTGACTTTCACGACGAGGACCTATGCAAGGAGCTTGGGGTGGAGGACCTTACCGGTTGTACCCTTGACAAACAGCCAAGTCACGGGACCTGGATATCCAAGGAGGATATAGGGCATCTGTAATCGCAGGTTCTCATACAACTAGCCGCTCATCACTTCACAGATGGGCGGCTATTTTATTAAAAGTCACCACTAAAAACACACCGAAAAACTCTCTTATTTCTTAAAAAGGGTTAATGTAAATATTCTATACTTTAATGGATGACACGAATTCCTGTTTTTACTTCAACCGAAACATCTAGCCAAATCAGCACTTTCGGGAGTTTTGTTTTTACTTTTTACTTGAATGTGCAGATTTTTGGCACAAATCAGGCATTTGGATGGCAAGAATAATCGTCGTACCTTTGCAGTGCTTGTTAGGAGTAACGCACTAAACAGCGGACATATGAGTATAATTAAGTGATTATTCACTTCCCTATACGACCCTATCCAGAGTTCGGAGCGTTACACGAACAAAGGATAGGGTTTTCACTTTCCCTATTCCTTTTTCGGTCTGACAGGTAGTCTTGGTGGCTTGTCGGCTAAATACACTCGGCTACACAGACTTTAAACCCACGTCGCAAGAGGTGCATGGTGACACCGCAGGAACTGAAGGCAGAAGGCGGGCAGGGCTGGGCGTACCCAGAAAGCTGCTTAGATTAGGTGCTGTACGATTTGGCAACCGATCCGACCGAAGGGGCTCATTACACTGGGTTCATGTAACTTCGAGTGGAATATTCCTACCAAGCTCTCATCGTTTCAATGACTGATGGGGGTAAGGGGGAGAACCACTCTCTCAGAGGTCTATTGCCTGTTTCATATAACCTTTTTAAAAAGCAAAATATTAATTTTAAATAAGTAAATATAGGGAAGATGAAAGTTAATAAAAAGAATATAGGGTATGTAAGACGTAGTTTTACTCCTGTAAAGAACAAGTTGCTCAATAAAAACTCGAAAACCGAGTCCAAATTTGAGCAGATGTTAATTGATGCCAACATCTACTTCACAAGAGAGAAGGGAAATTACAAGATTGGCACAAGATGGTGCTATTACGATTTCTTCGTTCCGTATTGGAGAATATACTTCGAACTTGACGGAGCTTCGCATAATTCGCAAGAGCAAAAGGCTATCGACTCTCAAAAAGACCGCATCATACGCAAGAAGCAACGCTTTATCTGTAGAATCAGTAATGATTACGTCTTGGACGAGATGACCGAAATTGATTTCGATATAGCAAAAGATTTGCTTTGCAAGTATATAGAAAAGTCTGGCTTTATTCGCAAAAAGGCAGACACGTACGAAAGGGCTAAGAGCTACTATGAGTTCAATCTCAAAAAGAACCATGCTCAATCGGTAGAAGACTTCACGTCTAACAATGATAACGTTGATTTTAACGACGATCGACAGATTACGTTATATAACAACTTGACTGGTATGTTTTATACATTCGAGAACATTATCGACGCAACCCTGAAGACTGGTCTCAAGGCCAAGTATATCTGGGAGCTCTGCTATACTGAGTATAAAAAGGTCGGAAATCTCAGAACGTACGTTGCAGCATTTTCCGTAGAAGAGTGCGAGAGGAGAGTTGCGATAGTTTACGAATAATTAAGGTAGGAAATACGAACGAAATGTGACCGAAAATCGCATTTGCTTAAAAATATTGAGATTATGAACAAGAAACTAAGATTGCTGGTGACTGCAAAGTGTCACAACAAGTGCCCTATGTGCTGCAACAACCAGTTCGACTTCGAGAAGATTCCGGTAGTTGACAGATTGGACTACGATGAGATTAGTATCACTGGTGGAGAACCTCTTCTGCCGGATTGCAACGGAAAGACAATGTGGCTTGCTCACGGAATCAGAAACGTATTCCGTACGCTCGGAATCCCAGCACCAAGACTTTTCCTCTATACGGCATGGGTTGATTACAGAACACTCCGCAATCGCAGCTATGACTTCGATGGAATCTGTCTCACGCTCCACAGCAAGCCCGATGTGGTAAAGTTCGTTGAAATGAACGATGTGATGCTTAGGCACAAGAGAAATAGATGGCAGGACAGAGGTTTCAATCCCGAATGTTCCCTTCGTCTCAACCTCTTCGCAGACATGAAGGCTCTTCTCCCTAATGACATCGACCTGTCTATGTGGAAAGTGAAGAACATGGAGTGGGTGAAGGATTGCCCGGTTCCGGATGGCGAGGACTTCCGAAGAATCAAGGATCTGTTCTAGAATATAGTTAAAAAATAGATACAATGAAGAAAATCAAATGGAAAATCGCCGCATTCGTGGCGTGGGTTGTAATAACCCTCATGGTCGTAGATGTCGGACTCAGAGGAGTGAGCAAGGCAGACACGACAACGAATATCGTAAGCGTGGCCATCCTCCTGTTATGGATTCTCGCTTCCATCGCAACGGATTGTTTAACATTCAAAAATAAAAAAAGATGAAAAAGATTAAATTCGTGTTCATGTTGTCGCTGATTCTTTCAGCGTTGTGTTTAACTTCTTGCAGCGAGCGTATCGATGCAGGTTCTGAGGGTATCCTGGTGAACCTCTACGGCTCCGACAAGGGCGTTGACGACGTTAGCCTCGTTACCGGCCGCGTGTGGTACAATCCATTCACTGAGGAGGTCTATGAGTACCCAACGTTCGTCCAGACCATCGACTACCCTGCGTTCACCATCAACGCCAAGGACGGCTCAGAGTTCACCGTGGACCCTACCGTGTCACTGAAGATGGTTGATGGCAATGCGCCGAGAGTGTTCAAGAAGTACCGCAAGGGGCTGAATGACATCATTGAAGGTACGCTCTTCAACTACGTCAAGGATGCGTTCCGTATTCAGCTCAACAAGTACACAACTGATCAGATTGTCAGCAACAGGGATTTGGTTGAACGTGCCATCGAGGCGCAGCTCAGCAAGGCTCTCGCCAGGGAGCACTTTCATCTAGAGCAGTTGACATCAGGCTTGAAGTATCCGAGTTCCATCGTGGAGGCCGTCAATCAGAAAAACAAGGCTATCCAGGAGGCACAGAGAGCTCTCAACGAGGTTGCGGTCAAGAAGGCAGAGGCGGAAAAGATGCTCGTGCAGGCACGTGCAGAACGTGAGGCCAATGAGCTCAAGACCGCTTCCCTTACTCCTGCTATCTTGAAAAAGATGTGGATTGAGAAATGGGATGGAAAGCTCCCTGTTTACGGAAACGTTCCTCAAATGATGATGACAACTAAGTAATTTACCGTGCCCGTCTCCTGCTTATAGCTCGGGGCGGGCATCTAATTTTTGAATGTTATGAAAGAAAGATTTAAAATGATTTTCGACCGCATCGACATCTTAGTCGTGTGCATTGTCTTCGGGTGCAGCCTCACAGTAGCGGAGGCTTATATGGGATTCTGGAAGGGGTTTGCGCAATGCTTTGTGATGACCTTTCTAATTACCGGAGTCTGCTACACACTTCGCTGCAACGAGAAACTGAAGAAGGAGCTGATAGAGACAAAGGAGAAGCTGAAGGATGCGGAGAGTGATCATCTAGAGATTGCCAAAAAGAGCAAGCTCGTAAACCTCTATACACTACTGATGAAGCTGTGGCGGGAAAGATGGAAATGCGAACGCGCCAAGGTCAATTACTGCAAGCGCAAGATAACATCGAGACAACTTGTTGACGCGATGAATCATGAAGAGAAGGAGGAATCTGAGATTTCAGATAAAATCGTTGAGCTTGACAAGGAACTTAACGAATTATACGCTAAAAAATAGCAGTTTTCTTGCGTATGTCGGAAAAAGTTCGTATATTTGCACTAACACATTCAAATAGCACTCTTCCGCCCGGCGTTCGGACTCACTCCCGGCGCCGGGCATCTCTTTTAGGATTTTGAATTATTCGTCATAAGCAATTATTAGGTTATAGGTTTGCCCCACGTCATTTCCCGATGGCGTGGGGATTTTCCTTGTTAACCGTTCAGATAGTCGATGACTTTTCGGTTCGCCTCGTCTATCTTCTTATTGTTGAACTGAATATAGAGGTCTGTGGTGGATGAATCCCACTCACTATGACCTAGAGCCTTACCGATAACTTCCTTCGGGATATCAATACTCGCCGCTATGGTAGCCCAGCTTCTTCTGGCCGTGTACCATACTATATCCTTATGAAGAGGCTTGATTTCCTTCTTGATCAAGGCTCCACGCTTATTCTTCTTCATCTCGGTAGGTCCGATTCTCTTCAGATAATCTCCTAGCGTTCTCCTGAAGCTTGATTCCTTCGTTCCGTCATCCAGGATGCTCAGAAGGTGGTCTGTACCTCTGTACTTCTCTATAATCGCCATTGCTTCCGGCTCAACCTTGATGTCGTAGAGTCTGCCGGTCTTGTTGCGCTTGTACTGGATGCGCCCTCTCTTGATGCAGTCAGCAGGAAGTTCGAGCAGGTCGGAGAGGTTGATTCCTATCAGATAGAACCCAAGCATAAACAAGTCACGGTACTTCTCCATGAAAGGCTCAACCGGAAAGTCACGATACTCCCTCATCTCCTCGGCACTCAGATACAGGTACTGCTGACGCTCCGTCTTGATGGAAAACTTACGGAAAGGATATTTGGTGGTAATCTCGTTGTCTATGGCCCAATTGAACACCGTACGTATGTTTCTGAGGTCAATGGCGATTCCTCCGCTCATGCGGCCCTTCAGTAGCTCGTGTGCCTGGAATCTTTCGAGCCAGTCCCTGTCGATGTTGTCGAAATCCGCATGCTCATCGAAGGATTCAATCCTCTTCCTCGTTCTGAGGAATATCTCCTTGGTACTATCCTTAGCCTTGGTCTTGATGAACTCATCGATGTAGTAGAGGATATTCTTCTCTACCGATGCTGCTCTTCCGCTGATGATAGCCTTGATTTCTTCCTTCATCCTTGCTGCCGGAAGTTCGCCATTCATATAGATATATTCCTCCACGGACGCAAACAGCCTTGCCAGCATTGCCGTCTTTGCTCTTGCATTCGGAACACTCTTCGGGAAGATCATCCCGCTGAACTTGATAGTACTCGTGATTCCGGTATAGACCTGGAATCTCTTTCCCTGATAACTGATGATGAAGAAAACCTTTAGGGACTTTCCTTCAACGTACGTCTTGATGCTATTCATACTTACTCACAGATTTTACTCACAATTTCTACTCACAACTCAATTTTACTCACATATTACTCACAAAACTACTCACATTGGCGTACATTATGCACGTTTTTGTACCTATTTTGTGGGTGAAAATGGTGGATTTTACTATGTTTTTAATGGTGAAAAATGATGTAAGTGGCTGATTATCAGTATTTGAGCGAGATACGGGAGTCGAACCCGCCTCACAGGCTTGGGAAGACTCTCGTGTGAATTGGTAATGTGCTGATACTGATGATTTTCAATGCAATTAATGATTGTTCACTCACATATTACTCACAAAAATTATATTATTGTCACAACATAAATCCCTGCGCAAACTCTTTCTGCGTAGAATTTATTCTTTCTAAGCTCATCAACAAGTTTTCTGACGCAAGAGCTTTCTGTTTCTATTAAGGCAAAGTCTAAGCCGATATACCCCATCTTTTCTGTTGCTATTCTAGAGTTTACAAGTTTGTTTACGGCCTCGTCACCTTGGTACATAAAGTATCCGTAGAAGTCTGCGTCTGGTCTTATGTCATCAAATTGTTTCCCGCTGATTATTAACTTGGAACTCGCTTCCGATTCTTCGAAAAAGCGCACTACATCTTCGCAAGCTCTTGCTAGATCAAATCTATTGTAGATTTTCCCGTCAAGGATTTCTTTAGCTGTTTTCATATATCACTACTTATTTCAATTTTCTTGTTTTCTTTTTCTTCGTAGTTTGAGAAGTATTGCACCTGCATCTCATGCTTGATGTTGTCTATGCTTAGATATATAGACCTCTTCGAGCCTTTGGATGGGTTGTAGTGCCACATATACATATCAACTCCTTCCCATTTCATGTCCCCGTTTTCCCCTTTAGGGTACTTCTGTTTGTATTGCTTGAGAAGTGTGAAGTATGCGTCCTCCAGTTCGCTTTGAGTCCTATTTTCGAAAATGAACTTTACTTGCGTGATAGAATCGTTGCTAGTGTCGTAATGCACTTCTTCTCTTACGTTAGTAAAACCCGCAAATTTTACCTTGAACTTTTTTACTCCAGAAACCGTTTCGTAAGGTTTGTATCCCCTTGTCGCAAGGAAAGCTGCGTATTTCTTGCTGGTTGTATATATGTCTCTTCCCATTACTACTTGCGAATAAGAAGCACTGGAGAATAATGCTGCAGTTAATATGATTAATATTCTCTTCATAATATCAACATTTATAATTAATTATATTGCCTTTAATGACCCAAGAACCTTGAACACTTTCGTTATAGCCTCCTTTGGTATCTCCTGATCCTCGAACTCCTCGTTGTATGAGTGAAGAGTGAAATGCTCTTCGTCCGAACCCTTGCGGATGATCTTCACTGTTCTGAGGTCGTTAGTCGTCATAATGGCGTACACTTCGTTCATAGGCAAGAACTCATTCCAATCAAGAATCTGCTTCAGAGCTATGATGTCTCCGTTGCTTATAAGGGGCTTCATGCTGTCACCTGATGTTCGGCACCAGAAATCCGTCTTCTCGTAGCCTGGTACTGAAATATGCTTCATAGGCACGTTAGGAGAGTCATTGTACATCTCGCTAAAGCCCAACGCAAAGTCTACGTCATAGAAAGGCTTTGCGTCTTCTCCGTACGCGCATTGAGTGAACGCCTTGTCGATTGACCGGTTAAGCGAATCTTTATCGAATCCTAACGAATAGGTTCGTTTCTCGCCTTCTCCGGTTTCGAGCCATTCCCTGTTCACACCTAGGGCATCACAGATTAATTTGACATCTCTAGGCATAACTGGAGATTCTCCTTTCATCTTCTTGCGGAACCCTGACGGATCAATCCCCACCTTCTTAGAGAAAGAATTGGCGTTATCAGCTCCTTCCGACATGAGAACCTTAATTCTCCCGATAATTCCTTCTTTTTCCATAATTAAGTTTTGTATATGCAACTAAAAAGCCGCAAAATGTTAATAAATATTTATTATCCCGAAAAATATCGGGATTTCTTTGGAAGTTTCGGGATTTTTCCATACCTTTGCAATCGTCAAACTGGTAAAAACAGAAAGACGAAATGCGGAGGGACTGAGTTTTATCCCATTCCAAGCAACTCTACACTGCAAAGATACGGGTTTTTCTTGGTTTCTCCAAATATTTTTAGTTAATATGAGTAAAAACAATAAAGTTTAAGCGATGAAAGCAAGTAAAATACAAGTTAGTGATATCCGAAGTATCGGAGTAGGCGGTTCTATTACCGTCGAGCTTCCTAGTTACCTTGCTTGCGTCTCTGCCAAAAATACGGTCGGCTACGTCAAGAAGGCTTACCCTAGAACTGATGGCTGCACTTACTATTGCAGAATCAATGGTAGCACGATTACAATCGGAGTGGTGGAAGCGGAAAAGGTCAATCGAAGGAAGAGGGTCATTGAGTAGTAAACTTATAAAAGATTTAAGTATGGAAGAGATTATTAGGTTTAACGTAACAACGATGAAAGCTATAAGCAAAGAAGGTGAGCTTTATTCGCTCAACGATTTGTGGAAGCTTCTTGGCTCTCCAAAATACAAAGAGCCTAAACGCTGGGTCCTTCTGCCAGATTCTGTCAGATACATTGAAAAAGAGATAGAAATAGAAAAGGACGAAAAATCTGTCCTTTTATCTAAGAAGGGCAGAAACGGAGGTTCCTATGGAAGCAAGCGAGTTTTTGTCGAATATGCGAGGTATCTTGATAAAGGTCTTGCAGTTCAGATAAACGACCTCTTTCTACAAGAGTTGAAAGCCCAGGGAAATCCGGAATTATATCTTGAACGTTATCGTTCGTCATACAAAAAGAAAGGTAAAAGCGATGACTGGATTGATAAGAGAATGAAGAGTATTAATACTCGAAATGAGCTGACAAGTACGTTGAGCCATCACGGAGTTCATGGTGACGGATTTAGAAGATGCACGAATGCTTCTTACGAAGGTCTTCTTGGCTGTAAGGCTCCTGCTCTTCGCAAGCATCTCGGAATTGAGAAGAAAGACAGTATAAGAGACAACATGAGTAAGACTCAGCTTACTGCTCTCGAATTGTCCGAGGATTTGGCCAAGCAACGCATCGAGAAGAGAAACCTATATGGCGTCGATCCTTGCGAAGCTGCTTGCAAAGGAGCGGCTGAGGTAATTTCTGTTGCAGTTAGTAAATTTTTAAATAGTTGAGTTATGGATGAGTATAGAAAAGAAATTTTTAAAAAGATAAACTCAGCCCACAAGGAGTTGAATAAGTTTGAGGCTGTTGTTAGAATATCAAGAGGTGCTAATACGGATTTCGAGAAAGGTGTCAATGACATGTATGATTCTCCAGAGGCAGGCGGAGGAGTCATTGACAACGCAGTGAGCGTCAGTACCGGTACTATAATATATGACGAGGAATGCCAGACAGATGTCATTACCATTAAGATATATGGGCCAGATGACGAAGAGAAAGAGGCACACCTAAGCAAGGATGACGCTATAGACCTCATTCGTTACTTAGCTACAGCTGTCAGTTTACTAAGAAATTAGCCTATGCCTCGCAAGAAAGTATCAGTTGAGCCTGTTGAAAAGATATGGCTCTCCACAAAAGAGTTCGCCAAGTATATTGGTATGAGCACAGGATACATACACGACTTGAGAAAGAGCGGCCAGATTCATCACTACATGCTAGGCAACACCGCATTCTTCAAAAAGTCTGATGTTGATGAGTTGATTGAAGGACACAAGGTATGTTGATGTCCAAGAATAGAATACTTTAACATATTTTATATATAATTGAATTTGCCCGTGAGGGTTTCTGAAAAAAAACTCATTGTTAGTTGGGTATTGTTAGCTTAGTTCACAGCGGTGAATAGCGGAGCGGATTTTTAATTGGTTAGTCCGCTCCAAAATGGACCAGTAGCTCAGCGGAAGAGCAATCCCCTCCTAAGGGATAGGCCACGAGTCCGAATCTCGTCTGGTTCACACTCTCTTACTAATTCCGTTTCGTGTGTATCTAAAACGGTGCAAAGATAAGCCCACGACCTTATAAAGTAGGTAGTTCGGGCAGCTACAATCTTGCAGCGGGAGAGGTTCGGAAAGGATTGGAGAAGTAGTTCTTTGACATATTGGACATATAGCGCATTATAGCGTTAGTGTACGTGTAAGATAGTACGGGTAGAGCGGATTTAATTATCTCAGGTCGGGAACCTATAGCGAAGATGCCCAGAAGGAACGCACGTAGCACGGAAGACCAGTTAGACATGGTTTACTCTTTCATAAATTTCCCATCCGCCGAACTGCCACGGAACGAAGAATTGTCGTGGTAAGCGGAGGATCAATGAGAAGAAGATGTAAATCTCTGGCCGAAGGTGCCTGGACCTATAACCCCGGCACCGGAGAGTCAAAGAACCCTATGGCCATGCAAGTCCACCATCGAGAATGGTTGGCGTTGGCAAGCCTCTTATATTATATATAAGGTGTAGAATACACAGACTTGAGGTTCTTGCTAATTCAGATCAAAGAGATGATTGGTGTAATGGAAGCACGGCGACAACTAGATGATACCGATTTCTTATCGTCGTTGGTGGGGGTTCGAGTCCCTCTTCATCTCCCATAGATTACTTTTGGATTTAGTTGGAGGCATAATGTGCCTCTACGCTGTTTTTTATTCAGTGTGTTGCTTGTCTGTGAAGACAGGCTCATATCTTGTTTCTATAGATATTTTGTTAATGTTTTTACATAACTGTCGCAGCCCGTCTGTGAAGATAGACTGCACAATACGGATCTGTAGCTCAACGGTAGAGCGCCGGGGACATCATCCGGAGACAGGAACGTCCAACTCGTCCAAGATCCACGAAGAATGAAAATTGTGAGTATAATTTTAGTTTAAAATGCGTTCTGGTTAACTCTCCTGGCGAGGAGGTGATCGTATTTTTATTATTTAGATTTATTTTTAGTTTCGTGCGCTCTGTACGTGAGTATCGGGCGCCTTAAAATAGCCCATTGTGCGTAGTTGATATATATTCAGGTGGCGTAGCTCAGCAGCAGAGCGCCAGGGGAAGGCCCTTGGAGGTCGATGGTGCGAGTCCATCCGCCTCTCTAAAAGATACTTTTCATTTTTCCTAAATTTTAATTAAAACGTTGAAACAAGCCCAGTAGCTCAACTGGATAGAGCCGTGGAATCAGCCAGCGAGGTTGGGAGTTCGAGTCTCCCCTGGGTTTACTATAAGTTAGTTTTTTAATGTTTATTTTTTTACATTAACTCATTGTTCTGAAGGCGTTCAGCAATAAATGATTCATATTATTCCATAAATACCCCATCTTGCTTGCGAAAGTAGGATGGATTTGCTGCATTAGCTCAGTTGGCTAGAGCGCTCGGTTTGTACCCAAGTGGCCGCAGGTTCGAGTCCTGCATGCAGCTCAGTAATGTATATGTCATAAGTTTTTTAGTTTTTAATGGTACAAGAAGGGAGTGAGGTCGTCAATTCGGCCTCCTCCCGATTGTTTTGAGTTGGAAACAATATGAAGGTAAAAAAGACAATAAGAATCCGCAAGGAGAACATCAGGGAGCTCAAGAAGCTAGAATGCGTCGAGAGTATTGAACAGAATGGAAGGGACATTCTCGTTCACCTGAATCCCGAGTACACGGAAGGAAAGCAGGAGGCTGTCAGAGACGAGTATCTCGTACAATGGGGCAGCGGTAAGTGGCAGCGCTTCGGCGAGGCAGCGTTCAATCATCTCTACAAGAATCCTGCAAAGGAGGCGGGTGCGGCATGGGACGAGTAGGTTCTAAGAAGTATTTTGCTCCTGACGGGAACGAATACGATTCCAGGGAAGAGTACCTGTACTTGCAGACCATCCTCGATGATCCTGGCATAAGCTGCATACACAGACAGGTAACCATCACGGCCATCAACCCGGTATGGATGCTGAAACCAAAGCAGCTTAAAACAAAGGTAAAGTACGAGAGAAGGTCATTGCTTTACGGGCATAACTATACTGCCGACTTCGTTTACCGGGAAGGCGATAAGATTGTGATATGCGATGTCAAGAGCCTCTATACCTCAAAGCTCAGAGAGTTCTCGATTACAACAAAGGCTGTGGTGGCAAGACTTATCGCCCACAACAGGAAACGTCATAACGGTGAAGCAGTCGTGATATTCCGAAAGGCTATCAAGGTAAAGAAGAACGAGTGGAAAATAGTTGATTATCCACCGTCCGACTGCTATATAATATAATAAGGTGTAAAAACTAAAAGATATGGGTATAATTTTCATTAGTTTACTAACCACAGTAGTTATGTTTGCTGCTGTATCATTCGTAGCACATCTTTTTGGCTATGACCAGGAAGAAGACTAGTAGTTTAATTCTAAATATTTTAAATTATGAACAAAGAAAAAATTATCGTCAGTGTAGTAATTGACAAGCAGGCTCTTGTTGACAGTGCATTCGGCATCTCGATGAAGCCTTCTGATTACATTGAGCTTAAGAGTGTTATCGATGGAACTAATCAGTTTACTCTTGATGTAGACGAGTTTGATGATGAACGCCAGAAGGAGAAGAATACTGAACTCTTCGCCGGCGTCGCATTGGATATCATTCTCAGTGACAACCCGGAGCTGGGTGTCACAAAGCGCCTCAAAGCGCAGAAGAGTGCTTATCTCGACAAGATCAAGAAGTTCAATGAGCTCAAGGAGAGAGTAAAAAACGGAGAGACGACCGCCATTGAAGGCATCTGTGCGTTATTGAAAGTAATGAAGGAGGGCAAGTAAAATGGGCGTAGTATCTAAGTACGGCAACCTGTATGATGTCAAGAAGAACATCATCTGCCACGCTCCTGTCTCTTCTTCACATTTCGAAAGTATTTTGAAGAAGGGCAATGTACTTCCAATGATGAATGGCGTAACAACACCAACATTGTTCGGAATTCACGCGGACAAGAAATTTAAGCGTGGACGCTGGCGCCGAGTATTAACACATTAATTCATATAACAATGGCTAAAGAAAAAGCAACTATTTCTGCAACACTAGGTCACGAGTACGAGGACCTGGAGGAGCGTGAGGATTTCCTCGCCAACAACGCGGACTCTGTTGAGAAAATGGAGTTCATCAAGCGATTTAACTCTGATGAGCTGATGAAGAAGAAGGACCTGTTCGCCCTTCAGTCTGCACGTGCATCTGACATCGAGGAGGAAATCAAGGATTTCCGTGAGCAGAAAAAGGCAGAGTTGAAGCCTATCAAGGAGGAGATTTCTTCTCTCCTTAAGGAAATCAAGCAGAAGGGTAGCATGGTTAACGAGAAGGTTTACAAGTTTGTTGACCGTGATTCTAAGATGACGGCCTTCTACGACAAAGAGGGTAATCTCGTTTCTTCCCGTCCGGCAACACGTGACGAACTCCCTAAGAATATGTATTCAATTATCCGTGACAAGCAGGCTATGTAGTCTGCTTTCACATAGTTTCTAAATTCTAAAATATTTTGTAAAATGAACAATGAAAAATTGCAGATAGACCTCGCTCCTGGACAGGATCATGCGGAGATTGTTCTCCGTGAGGTAGGTAACGAGAACCCTTATAAGCTTCCTGCAAAGGAGCCTCTTAATCTTCAGGTAGACGGTGTTATTACCTGCATCTATGCCTTCCTTGAGAAGCGTTGGGGTACAGAGCAGATTGACAAAGAGCATACGCATATCCTGGTTAATCGAGAGAAGCTCGTTGTTACTCTTGTAACAAACGAGAACGATATGCGCAAGATGCAGACTATCGTTGGCTCCATTCAGCTGTCTCGCCAGTTTAAGGAATTCCATATCAACGATGAAAAGTTGTGGAAGCCGGTACAGCTTGGTGACTTCTTCCGTCTCAACCGTTCTTACTTCGAGACGAAGGAGAAGAACATGGAGCTCGTCAATCTCCTCAAGAGCTTTTCAGCAAAGGTTCAGACAACAATCAAGAAGGAATTCAGCGATAATGGATCTGTAACTGACAACTACGAGAAGGCTGTAGACTCTAACCTTCCTCCATCGTTCGTTATCAACGTTCCAATCTTCAAGGGCGCCGAGCCTGAGAAGCTTTCAATCGAGACTATCGCTTACGTTGAAGGCAATATGGCATTGCTGACGCTTATCTCTGCTGATGCAGAATGTATCATCGAAGAATCCCGCGACAAGATCATCAATACGGAGCTTGACAAGATTCGCAAACTCTGTCCTGAGATTCCTATTATGGAGGTATAATGAGTAGAATCAACGAAATCATCGCATCTATGCCGCCGGGTGAAGCTGCTGCCGTGATCCATCTGAGATAGGTTCATTCCTGTCTGATGGAACTCGACACAAAGAAAGCTAGAGCTCTGGCGGCTAGAGCTGTCTTCCTAGACTATATAGAGGGTACGGGAAGAAAGCTCGGTAAGACTCCACGTTATTACGAAAGAGTTAACTCTAAAGGCGAAAAGATTAACGTGGAAACTTACTTCAGTTATATCAATAGAGTACATTAATTTTTAATTCTATACAAATGGATATAGAGCAGTTAAACAAAACGCCTCATAATCAGATTTGCGATTTGGCAAGAGACAGATTTATCGAGGTGTACAATCAGAAGTTCGGAGAGGGCGGAGACGTATTTTTTGAAGAACAGAAGGCGTTCTTCAACGAAGAACTTCTCAATGGTCCGTTCAAAGGCTATCTTGAAAAGGCTCCGTCATTGAATATTCACGATGCCTTCATGAACTTGGCAATTAACGGATTGTCTCTCGAAAAGGGAACTACGACACTCTGCTACCTCATGGGCTACAGTAACTACGACAAGAATACCAGACAAACGAATTATACGGCCAAGATTACCTATACTGGATATGGCGAGATTCTTCTTCGCCAACGAGCCGGTCAGATTGTTCGTTGTGACAATCCTGTCGTAGTTTACAATTGTGACGATTTTCGTTTCGGTGAACGAGACGGTCATAAGTACGTTGATTACGCAAAGACTTATCCTCGACCTGAAAATTCATACATCGTTGCTTGTTACGTGAAGATTATTCTTCCGAACAATGCCTACGATTACTTCGTTCTTGACCGCGAAGGTATCGACCGCTTGCGTGAGTATTCGGCTAAATTCGGCGGAAAAGACCGCAAGGCTAATGCTCTTTACGGCGGAAGCTATGTCGGCAGCGATGGAAGAACGTACTTCAAAGATATTGATACAGGCTTCCTTATCTCGAAGACATGCAAGCATGCGTTCAAGGGCTATCCTAAGCTGAAGGTTGGTCTTGGTGCTCTGTTGCAGGCCGACATCGATATGCAGACTCAGCAGAAACCGACTCAGGAAGCCTTTGGTACTGGTGATGCCGCACCGGAAGATAAAGGTGTAAAGGTAAATGTTGATAGTGATTCACCATTTTAAAATTGTTATACATGGCAGAAAATACAGAATTGCAGTTGGTACAACAACAAGCCAACAATATTACAAGACAGATTGCAACGCTAAAATCTGATACGGAAAATGCGGTGCAAGCCAACAGGAAATCTTATGAGGCATGCGTGAATGCAGGTGAGTCTCTGTTGTTTGATATTGGCGTTTCCGGAATGAACGATGCTCTTGACGAGAGAGCCGCTGAGTTTATCAAGAAAGCTAAACTGACAGAGAAAGCAATGACGGAGAAACGTAAGGGTGTTACCCAAGTGTTCGATATTGTCCGTAAGGGTTTTACTATGATGGAGAACCTTATCTCTATCAAGAACACCGATTCTGTTGTCTATAAGATTCAGGAGAAACGCAACGAGTATGCGGCATACAAGCTTGAACAGCAGCGTAAGGCTGAGCAGGAACGCCTGCGCCAGGAGCGCATCAAGGAGGCCAAGATTAAGTTGAAGACTGATACGATTGATATCTTGAACAATCTCCTTACAGAGCATTCTTCTGCTGCTATCAACTCACTTAATAATACGTTCTCTCTTCTCACCCTTGATAACAAGGATGAAGTTAAGAAACGTATTACAGAGTGTTCTGATGTTCTTGACCTCGGACATCTTTTCGTTAATAACAAGCCTTCATACTCTTCCGAAATTGATGAGAATGATGCCAAGGAGATTATGAATGGAGCCTACAAGGAGGTTTCCGCTTCTCTTCTTGCATCTTATAAGCAGACCGTAAATGCTACGCGTGATGAGCTTCTTATGAAGTTTGATTCTAAGGTCTCTGAGCTTCTTGGAATCAAGAGAGCCGAAGAGGAGCGCAAACGTAAGGAGGAGGAAGCTCGCAAGGCTGAGGAAGAGCGTAAGCGCAAGGCTGAGGAGGCTGCAAGAGCTGCCGAAGAGGAGCGCAAGAAGCAGGAGGAAATTCAGCGTGTCAAGGATGAGGAAGAGCGTAAGCGCAAGGAGGCAGAGCTGAAAGCTGCTGAGGCAGAACGCAAGGCCAAGGAGGCAGAGCTGAAGGCTGCCGAGGAAGAGCGTAAGCGTAAAGAGGCGGAAGCTGCCGCTGCTGAGGCTGAACGCAAGGCCAAGGAAGAGGCTATCCGTAAGGCTGATGAAGCAGCGAAGGAAGAGCAGCAGAGAAAGCTTGCAGCTGAGCAGGAGAAGCGTGATGCAGAGAATGCAGCCCAGCACGCTACTGCACAGGCTCAGTCGCTCTTTGCCCAGACCTCGGTTGGAGAAACCGGCAAGCAGAAAATCAAGGTAACAAAACGTCTTGTTGTTACCGACAAGAATGCCTGGCTCGACATCATCCAGCAGTGGTGGACGATTGAAGGCTCAAAGATGGCTCCTGATAAGCTTGCTTCTAAGTTGGAATTTATGCGTAAGGCTTGCGAGAAACACGCAAACAGCGAAGAAGAGTACATCGTTTCTCCTTATATTAAATATGAGGATGAGGTAACAGCTAAGTAATATGTCGGAACAACCGTTTGATCCTTATTATTCTCGTGGTGAGGTCTCCAATTCAGACCTCACTGCGTTGAAGTTTGCCCTGAACCCGCAGCTCAACTTCGTAAAGGAAGAGGACAAGAGAAAGGCTTTCCATCTCGGAACTCTCGTTGACGCTCTCGTTACCGAACCGGAAAAGTGTAATCATTACGCCATGACGGTCGATGACGAGAAATATACGGAGAAGGATTGGAAATGGGGGCTAGACCGGCTTGCTGTTCTGAAGAAACAGGCAACGAAGGATAGATTCCTTGATTTCGTCCTGAAGAATGCGGTCGGTCAGAAAACATTCATCAATCTGCACATGAAGATGGAATACCAGGGCTTCGAGTTCGAGCTTCCGGTACGCTGCAAGTTCGACTGGTGGCTCGGCGAGTTCGGCGGTGATTTGAAGACCACCGCAGCTACATCACAGGAGCAATTTGAGGCTCAGATCGATTTCGTCGATTGGGATAGAAGCCGTGCATGGTACATGGACCTTACGCACAGCATAGACCCAAGATACGGAAACCAGGACTTTATCTTTGCGGTCTCCAAGACCAAGAAGAAAGTATTCTATAAGAAGATTGAACGTGGTGACGAGTTGTATATGCGTGGTAGGGAGAAGGCTCTTGAATGGGCTTTCCGCATGTGGTGTTTATTATAATTTATTATTATGTCAGATAAACCGAAATTATACGATTATCAAGAAGAAGGTGTGCGAATGGAGCTTGCCATGAAGCGCTGTATCAATGGCGATGACATGGGAACCGGAAAGACGGTTCAGTCTATCGTCGCCATTGAACGTGCAAAGGCAACCCCCTGCCTTGTTGTTTGCCCTGCCGCACTTAAGGTTAATTGGGAACGAGAGATAAAGAAGTTTACGAACCTCCGACCTCTCATTCTTACCGATTCCGTCAATGCGACATACGGATATCATCTTACTAAGATGAACCTGTATGATGTAGTGATATGCAATTACGAGTCGCTTGCAAAATACTTCGTCGTAAGCCTCGGTCCGAAACCGTTACGGCTGAAAAACTTCCTGTTTCGTGATGAACTGAAGATTATCAAGTCTGTGATTATCGACGAGTCTGCAAGAGTCAAGGATCCATCAACAAGGCAGTCTAAAATTATCATGGGACTGTGCCAGGGTAAGGAGTATATCTATGAGCTTACAGGTACACCCGTTGTCAATCACGCAACAGACCTGGCCTGCCAGCTTGCTATCCTCGGTCGTCTGAACGACGAGTTCGGAGGGTTTGGCGAGTTCTGTAACAGGTATGGTGAGAACGAGAATCTTGAAGAGCTTAACCGGAAGATACACGAAACATGTTACTTCCGCAGAGAGAAGAAAGATGTCCTCAAGGATTTGCCGGATCTGACCAGGACAACCATCAGTGTTGCCCTCGACCCGGAAACGCAGGAAGAGTACGATACCTGTCAGAAAGACCTGCTCACGTTCCTTCTCGAATACAAGAGCTGCTCCGAGGAAGAGGCTAGAAAAAAGCTGAGAATGAAGGCTCTTGTCAGATTTATGAACCTTCGCTCGATATCCGGGCGAGGGAAGATGAAGGCGACGATAGAGTTTCTTCATGATACCGAAGAGCAGATAATCGTGTTTGCCGAGCATCGTGATGTCGTTAGTGCAATCAAGAAAGAGTTCCCTGATGAGGTTTGCACCGTAACCGGTTCCGATAGCCAGCAGCAGAAGCAGTGGGCTATTGATTCTTTTCAGGCCAGGAAAAAGAGAATCATCATCTGTTCCATCAAGGCAGCCGGCGTAGGCCTTACGCTTACGGCTTCTTCCAATGTGGTGTTCGTCGAGCTCCCATGGACGATGGCTGACTTATCGCAGTGCGAATGCCGTGCCTATCGTAACGGTCAGAAGAATGCGGTTACATCGTGGATTCTCATGGGTGCAAATACCATCGACGGCTATCTTTATAGCTTGATTATGCAGAAAGGATCAATAGCATCGAAGGTTACGGGCGAACAGGACTCCGCTATCAAGGATGCAGCTTATTTTGACGAGCTGGCCGATTTGGTTTTACAAAATTCTTTAAATAAAAAATAATGGAAATTCAAGGAAAAGTTATTGCCGTTTTGCCTGAAAGAAGCGGCGTTTCTGCAAGAGGTGAGTGGAAGTCTCAGACTTATGTAATAGAAACACCAGAGCAATATCCTAAGAAGATGGCTTTTGATGTTTTTGGAGCGGATAGAATTGCTAGTTTTGGTATTCAGCTCGGTGAGGTTGTTAACGTTAGCTTTGATATTGATGCACATGAATATCAGGGCAGATATTTTAATCAGATTCGTGCTTGGAACGTTGTTCATCAAGCGCAGCAAGCTCCTGTACAAGGTGGCCAGTCTAGCGCACAAGCAGCACAACAAGCTATGGCAAGTTCTTCTAATGCTGCTGGCGTGGCAAACCCGACGAATCAGCAAAATCTGTTTCCACCTGAACAGCAGTCAGCACAGCAGCAAGCACAGCAACGAGGGAACTCTGATGACCTTCCCTTCTAGTGTAGAATTAATCAAACGAGCATTCAACGCTTATGTGGTTCAACCTGAAAAATGTGTTTGAACTTGAGACGTTTAGGACAAAAGTAGCCGAGTTGGAGAACAAAGGCGCGATGGTAGAGCTGAAAGAGAAACGTGGACGTTCTTTGAGGCAGAATGCCTATCTTCATTTGCTCCTATCTGCATTCGGCCTCCAATACGGCTACACTCTAGACGAAGTTAAGACGCATTTCTATAAGCTGGTAGTGAACAAAGATATATTCCTCAGAGAAGGGATTGATAAATTTACAGGAGAATGCTATAAGTATCTCCGTTCTTCTGCTGACCTTACGAAAGACGAAATGAGTAAATCAATTTCTGATTTCAAATCGTGGGCAAAAGAGGAAGCTGGATTTGATTTTCCTGATTCTGATGAATATATCGCACTACTGCATATTCAGCATGATATAGAAAGACAACAAAATTACATACAATAGCTTATGATGTTACCAACTAATATACGCCAGAAGTCTAGCGAGTTGTTTCCTAATGACGCAGAGAAACAGAAAATCTTTTGTATGGGTGCTGCGTTCTCGTTAGGCAAAGATTTATCCGACTTTGAAGAAGAAGAAGGGCAACAGGAAGAAGTGCAGCATGAGGAGATTTACCCTTGCAAAGAGGCTCTTGATATGTGGCTTGCATACAAGAAAGAGAAACGTCAGAAGTATCAACCTCGTGGTCTTGCGGCTCTTAAAAAGAAGCTTTTAAAGATGTCGAACGGAAATCCAGAATACGCAAAGGTTATCGTTGAGCATTCTATGGGAAACAACTATTCTGGGTTGTACGCTCCGAAAAATAACAGCATAAATAGTTATGAACAGCAGCAACGAACTTTCAACAAGATCAACTCAATCCTTGCCGGATGAGTACAAAAAGGCAATCGGGGAATTTGGCGCGCAATACGCTTTGTTCTTGAATAAATACCCGACTCTTCAAAAGAGAATCAGCAGCGTTCCTACGGTGTATGACTCTGTAAAGAACGGCGGACTTTCGTTCGTGGAAATCGACAAGTATTTCAAGGAAGGAGCAAGCGAATGGTGGATCAAAACAATGGTTATTGACCTGTTTATGGTTATAGGTGCATTCGATGCTACTACTCCTTATCAGTTCAAGGCGATTGCACAGCGTATCAGGCAGGAATATTACCATGTATCTCCAGGAGAACTTACACGATTCTTCTATGAATTTTCCATGGGTGAGTACGGTGAGATTTATGTAGGCAGGACTGTAAATCCACAGAAGTTATTCATCGCTCTCGAAAGGTACATGTGTAAGGTGTACGAGAAGAGAGCCGAGATTGAGAGTCAAAAGAATGTATTACTTCAGAAGAAAGCGGACGAAGAAGCTAGGAGAAACGCCGTGTCTTATGAAGAGTACTGCCGACTGAAAGATATTGATATTAAGAAATCTCCTCTTGAGGTTTTAAACAGAAAGCTTGAAAGAGAATCAAAACGTGACAAAGATGGCGGACGTAAGTAAAATGGCAGAAGAATGGCTCAGTGAGCATCCTGATGCAACAAAGAAAGAAATATGGATGGCTGGTTATTGGAAATCTACTGATAACTGGTGTAACCGAACCAAGTAAATTTAGAATTATGGCAGAAAGAAAAGTGAAACCAGAAATCATGCATTTGATGATTCTTAGCAAATGCAATTACAAATGTGAATTATGCTGCAATAAACTGTACGATATTGAGAAAATTCCAGTCGCTACGGTTAAGGAATTGAAAACAATACACACTTTGTGCATTACGGGCGGAGAACCATTCATGGCAAGTATCGACCTTGATGATTTCGCCCGCAGTGTCAAGAATGATTTTCCGAACATCGAAAACATATTCGTCTATACAAGTGGGCTCATTCTCATGTATCGTTTACCACATATTTTTTCTTATATTGATGGCCTTAGTATTTCTCCAAAAAGTATGAAAGACTGGTTGGCTTTGGAAAAAATTGCCAACAGCACCTCTCGTGATTACCTTAACAATATTTCTAGATTGTCTAGTAACCGCTTGTATGTGTTTAAGGAACAGATTTCATTTTTCGAGGAAAGATTTAAGCCCATCGCTAAGAAACTGAACCTTAACGTTCTGTATCGTACGTGGGATAAGGAGTTCAAAACTCCAGACAATGAGATTTTCAGAAGATTACCGATATTATTAAATTAGTTATTATGGTAGAAAGCAAAGGTAAAATCGCAGAAGTTACTAACGCTACCACGAAGCAAGCGGTAGTGTTCATCTGTATCTACTCCTGGGTTATTGTGAGAAACCTAGGAAGAGCAATCAATAAGGCGGTTCATAAGCTGCCTTGGTTATTCATCGTGATAACTGTAGTAATCTCATTCATCGTTAGCTTCGTTTTCATCTCTAAGGCAAGGGCAGAACGAGATAGCTACAACAAGAAATTGGTACACGCAACACAGCAGCTTGATAGCTTCTATGCTGCATACGGAAATATTAAATCAAAGTAAATATGAAGAGATACAAACATACAATAGTAATGATCCTGCTCGTTGTCGCAGCTTTCATCGCAGGTTACGGATTCATCTGCTTTATGGTTGAACACGTTTTCCTTTCACTCCTGATGGTCTTCTGCATCAGCTGTGCATTGGCCGTAGAGAGGGAGGTATAGTATGCAGACAGGATGGAATCCAAACTTCTCCAGACCGGTGTTGGCTAGAATTCCGGTCAAAGTACCAACCGAAGAGCAGGTGAATCGCTTCTATATGCTCTTCTATTCTATGGTCGGCGGTTTCGCCTCAATCGTTCAGACACAGATCACCGATACGTACAACCTTATCAAGGAGAACAAGAAAATCTTCCGCTTCGAGGCTAAGAAGAGAATCACAGAGGCAAAGGTGTGCTCTGATGAACTCATCGATGCCTTCATGCACTATATGAAGGAATGCGGTATGTCCCAACTCTGGATGGATATGACTGATAACATCGAGGATGACTTGAAGCTGGACGTACAGAAATGCTTCTATGCCATCGATAACCAGTTCCTCAAGCATCACGTAAAAGAGCATAAGATGTACACAATGCTCCTGATGTCTGAACTGATGAGCAGTATGCTTGTAAGCTCAGTAGAACGCTTTTCAGAGATGATGGATAAGTACAACGGTATTCATGCCGTCAACATCGCAGAACGCTTCACGAACCCTATTCGAGGAGTTTATGCTCGTATGCGCAATGCTATGGAGATTCTCTACCCGGTCAAGGTTGACAAGGAAGTCTTCTCTGAATGCCCGGATAAGTTCAACCTCGGCTTCGAGATTATCGGACAGAAGGTACTCGACTGGAAACGTGCCGAGAATGCCCTAGCAAATGCCTGTATCCTAAACGGATTCAACCTTAATGCTGACGGAGAATTCCTGGATAATGAACAGGATAATACCGGTACACCTTGGAACGAGACCCAGACGAGAGCCTTGACTGTCGCTTATTCGAACACCTCTAACAAACAGATTGCCAGGATCCTCGGCAGAAGCGTTTACGAGCTTACAAAGCAAGCTAAGAAACTCGGATTGAAGAAATCTGAGGAGTATATTAGAGAGACTAGAATAGCTAACTTAAAACGTAAGAAAAATAAATATAACGAGGAGGTGTAATTATGGAAGATTTATCTATAGGTTCAGAAATCGTCTTGAAGGTGGTTGAAAGCGAGAAAGAAGAATGCAATGGCTGCTTTTTCGATGAGATAAGTAGCAATATCTATGAGAATGTTTGCGGCGATTTTGTCTGTAGCGCAAAATCTAGAAAAGACGGAAAGAATGTTCAATTCAAAAGAGTAAAGTGAAGACTCAACCAGAGTTTAAAATTGGAGACATACTTTTTGTAAAATATAACAATAGAAATATAATATTTATTTTATCAAATATTAATGGCAAATTTTATAACCATAGAGTTCGTTTAGATTCAAATAAAGTTATTATAAATTATAGTGATAGTCATTTTCAAAACGAAGGTATAGAATTTATAAGATATGCCACAGAAGAAGAGAAAAAACAGCTCTTCTCAGCTCTCGAAAAGAAGGGCAAGGCTTGGGATGCTAAAAAGAAAATGATTGTTGACTTGAAGCCCAAGTATGAGTTTAAGCCTATGGACTTGTGTTTGATGAAATACATAGGGCAATACAACAATAGAGGGTGGGAATTGTGCCAATATGCTTATACAGAACATCGTGTATCATCAAGTGGAGAACAGCGTGATTTCTATCATTCTGTAGGAGGTGAAATATACGCAGAGTGCATTCCTTACAACGAAGACACCAAACACCTTCTTGGCACTAGAGATAAGTGGAAAGGAGGTGAGCAATGAAAGAGCTTAAAGTTGGAGAAAGAGTAACCATTACTCTTGAAGTTGTTGAAACTGTTGAAAGCAAAGGCTGTGATGGATGCTTCTTTAATAGAAGAAATGGCTGTTGTATAGTGATATCATTTGGAATGGAGTGTGCTCCAGAATGTCGTTCAGACAAAAAGAATGTAATCTTTAAAGAAATAAAGGAGTAAAGCGTATGGATAAGTACAAATTACATAATGAGAAGTGTGATGGCTCAACGTGCTGGGCTTGTCAATTTACTTGGTGTTGTGATAAATATAATCATCGTAAAAAGTAAAGTGTATGGTACAGAAATATATTAAAGGTGATATTGTTATGTATGACAACAAAATACATACAATTATGGATACACTTGAGTTAAATAATTATGAACTATCTTATATAGAACATCCGGTACACCAATTAGAATTATCAGGTGTTCCTCTTACTCTAGAGATTCTAGAGAAGAATGGATGGAAGGATGATGGCTATGATTGGTATAGATTGCCAACAAAAAGAGCTTATCTGTATATAACAAAAGATATAACAACTTTGGATGAGTTCTTGGTGTGTGTAGGTCTAGACAGACATAATCTTGCTAGTATTAACTTTGTTCATCAGTTGCAGCACCTTCTCTTTGGCTTGAATATCAACTCAGAAATGGAGGTGTAGGTATGAGCATAGCAACACAAGTAAATCACCATTGCCCTTTCTACGGAAGAAAATGTTACCAATGTGGTTATTGGAATAGTAGAGGAAATGAATGTGAGATAATAACTCATCAAGACAGAAAGATTTGATGTTTAACCGCCTTCGGGCATAAAATATAAAGATATGACAGAAGAAAGATTATCTAGAGCTAACAATTTAAGCAATTTTATTGAAGCTTATGGAGTAGTTATCGAAAGATATTGTAATGGTCTGGAAGCTAATGAAAACAGATTGGGGTGTGCTCTAATAGATATAAACAAGTATGCGTCAAAAGAATCTGCCGACATAAAGAATGCTATAAAAAAGGCTTTAAATAGCATTCAGAAAGAGTTTGACGAGCTTTAGTAACTAACCATCCGCAAGGATATAAATTTAAGTAATATGTTAAAAGCTATGTTAAGTCAGCCAATGGCTGGAAAAACAGACGAAGAAATCGTAAGCTGGCTGAATCAGCACATTTTTTTTGAAAGTGGGTACGATATTACTAAAGGACCATTCCCATTACCAGCAACTATTGGTGAGGGGTTTAGGTTTCAATCATTAGATTTTTTCAATAAAAATGTGGTTGACTATGTTACAAAGGCTAGCCGTAAAAATGATAAGCGTGTATTACGTTTTAGGATTTCAACTTTTATCGGGTTATGTGGAGGAGCCTGTCATTATTTCTGTAAGGCATATTCAGCAATTTACAACACAGATGTCAATAATCCATCACATTATATTAGTGGATATATTACAGATACCTCAGTTCGGGATAAGAAATAGTGCCTAAAAAAGTTGGTAATCTCCGATATTTTTTGTATCTTTGTAGGTGAAATCCAATTAGTTACAAACATAAAAAGATATCATTATGGAGATTACCAAGGACAAAGTTACAGAATTATTTTGTATTATTGATGAATTTTACAAAGTTTTTGATGCTGAAAATGCAGGAAAATTGCTTTTGGGTGAGGATGGAGTAAAGCGCAGACGACGTAAAGCCTCTTTATCTGATAGTGAAATCATGACGATTTTGCTGTATTTCCATTTCGGCTCGTTCCGAAACTTCAAGCATTATTACCTATTCTTTATTAGAGGAACATTGAAGTCATATTTTCCAAATGCAGTGTCTTATAACCGTTTTGTAGAACTTGAAAGTCGTGTATTCTTCCCTCTCATGTTCTTCCTGAATCTCCGTGCTTTTGGCAGATGTACAGGTATAACCTTTGTAGATTCAACCATGATACCAATATGCCACAATCTCAGGCGTTATGCCAACAAAGTGTTCAAAGGCATTGCCACAGACGGAAAGGGAACAATGGGATGGTGTCATGGGTTCAAGCTACATCTGGCTTGTAATGATAGAGGTGAGATAATTGCTTTTGTTCTCACTGGTGCAAACGTCAGCGACAAAGATCCAGCGGTATTCGATGTGTTGGCTAAACGTCTGTATGGCAAGCTGTTTGCTGACAAAGGCTATATCTCGCAAAAACTCTTCGATTCACTTTTTGAGGAAGGCATCCAGTTGGTAACAGGACTGAGAGTGAACATGAAGAACAAACTAATGCCGTTCTATGACAAAATGATGCTGCGCAAAAGATACATCATTGAAACGATTAATGACCTGTTGAAAAATACGGCTCAGATAGTACATTCACGTCACAGGTCTGTTGCGAATTTCATCATAAATATTATTTCTGCATTAGGGGCATACTGCTTCTTTGACAACAAGCCCAAGGCACTTACTGGATACGTTATCGAAGATACGAAACAGCTGAGTCTTTTCTAACATTGCATATTTTACATGAGGATTTTGTCTCAGCAACCATCCAAGATATATAGATGGTTGCCAAGCCACTGTGTCCCTTATATAAAAACATTATAAAGCCTTTAGGCAGAGCTTATTATCCCGAACTGAGGTACAGATGTAGATGGCAAGGTAATAGATATTCCAAGTGAATCTTGTTCCCTTGCATTTAATATTGGTGTTCCTTTGACTGAGGAAAGGATACAAAGAGATATGGGACATTATGAATACTCAAAAGTTGGCGATTGTGGCATAGCGTTACGTTCCAAAGATGACTTTTATGAAGTCATTGAAAAGCTAAAAGAAGTGTTTGATATGGAACAATGGAGTTTTGAAATTGATGAATAACATTAACTAGGTAAAACTATGAACAAAGAAATAAAACATTACACAGAAACAAAAGCAATTAAGGCAATGCCTATGACAATGGGAAGCCTACGAGCGCAAGCTTTTGAAATGGTGACAGAGTAACTAACCACCCTCTCCCTTTTACAGTAGAGGGTAAAAAGAAGAAAAGGGATGGTAAGACAAGCAGGAATAAAAACGGAAAGAATCAGAAGCGGAATGTATCAATTATATTACAAACACCACTCGCCAATAATATTGAGAATTGATAATATCGGATGGCAGGCTGTACTTCCTTCTGGTTCATTTGCAAATGCAAGAACAAAAGCACAATGTGTTATACTTGCATGTATGGAAATTGACAAAACAGGGCCGATAGAGGAAGATCTTGCTACAGGCAAATATGTTAGTTGGTGGCAAGATGACCCTATGTTTAAGACAGAGGAGAATAAGCAATGAACAAAGAAAAAATAAAATCAGCTATTGAAAAGACTATTCGTTATATGAATGGTAACTATTATTCAAAATTTGAAGAAAAAATGATTGTTGGTTACTTGGAAGGAGCACTTAAAGAGTTGGAGGATTGAGCTATGGACAGAAATCAAGCTAAAGAGTTTTACCCTATCTTGCAAGCTTTTGCAGAAGGAAAGGTAATTGAGTGTAGGACAAAACCAAGTACTATAAAAGGTACAGATGTTCCGAATGAATGGACGGAAATGAAGGAGATTGAATACTGGAATAATACAGAGTATCGTATCAAGCCAGAACTAAAGTACCGCCCTTTTGCTAACACAGAAGAGTGTTGGACTGAAATGCTCAAACATCAGCCGTTTGGGTGGATAAAGTCTAAGGAAGATGGAAGTCGTTCCTTAATTACTCTTATTATTAGCGAAGAAAATATAGATATAAATTGTATCGGCGGCTTTACTTTGGACAAAATTATGAAAAGATTTACCTTTGCCGACGGAACAGTCTTTGGAATTTTAGAGGAGGAATAGCTTATGTATAGACCGATTACAATGTATCAGATTGTCTGTGATAGATGTGGAGAAGTATTTGGCGGTACAGATACTTGCTCTGCACTATTCAATAACAAAAAAGTCGATATTGGTGACTACTCTGATTGGGAAATGATAGATGGTAAGCATTATTGTCCCGATTGTTATGAAGTAGAAGTTATAAACGGAGTGTATAATGTTAAAGCAAAGGAGAAATAGATATGGAAGTATTAAAAGACATAAGTCAGTTAACAAAAGGTTGCGTAGTGACATTTATTAAAAATGATAAATTCCACATCTACGAGTACCTTATGGTACACCCTAACCGTGATACGTATTATCTTTTTATCGATAACTGGACACAAGAAGTCGTACGAATATACGTCAGCGAGCTTTTAAACGGTGACTACTATGTAGGAGACTTTGATACTGTTTTCGTTAATAGAAAGATGATAGAATTTTATAAACGTATGATTCTGTGTCACGAGAAGAGAATTAAAGAGAGTTTAAAGAAAAATAGTAATGGCAACCTATAGAATAGTAGATATGTATCGTAAAAGCAAGGCTGTTAGAGGCATACATTACGATTCTTGGGGTGATCCAATATTAGCTTATCGTGTAGATAAGAGACATTCATTGTTATTTGGACTTATCCATTATTGGGATTATGGTGCATATAACCTTTGCCCAGAGTATTTGTTTTCTTCGATTGATAAAGCCAAGGATGCTATATTGAAGGTTGATAAAAGTAGAAGAGTAACAATTTTATATAAGTAGCTTATGAAAGTAGAAAATATCAAGTTCAAGGCTAAACGACTTGACAATGGTAAGTGGGTAGAAGGTTACTTTTATGCCGAATGTGGTAACACCTACATCATCGAAAATCGTCAGGAAGAAAGTATGTTGAACAGAAATATCACTTATGAAGTTGACCCTTCTACCGTCTGCCAGTACACAGGGCTGGCAGATTGTGAAGGTAAAGAATTGTTTGAACACGACCTAATACATTTTGTAGGGTTTACCCATACTGCTGAAGTGATTTGGTCGGAATGTAACTATGCTTTTATGGTAGCCAGCGAGAATAAACATTCTTATTGGCTTCACGATGTTATAAAAGTTTGTAGGATAGAAAGAATTGGCAATAAATTCGATAAGGAGAAGTAGCGTATGGAAAGACAAATAACAATTAGCATAGAAGAGTATAACAAGCTCATTGATATGCACACGAAAAGAGAGGAACTTCCCGAAAAGATAGAAGTAAAGAAGTTCACATCAAAGTGGTGGAAATGGCTCAAAAGAGCATCGTATTCACTCTTTCACTACAACAAGAATGTTGAGCAACAGAAGCTTATCAAGCGTTGTATCAATGAAATGTCAAGTGTTTTACTCGATAATCTGTATGGTTATTGGAGAGGTGATTTGTCTGATTATCTCAAAGATAGAAGCAATTTAGAGTATTTTATGAGAGGTTACAAAAATGATGCCTATCGTTACGTAATGGAATGGTTAGATAAAAAGAAGTAGCGTATGAAGATTAGATTAGCAAAGAAAATAATGAAGCATAAATGTACTTTTTTAAATATAGAAGAGAAGTACAAAAAGAAAGGGTATAATGTCAAGTGGCTGCTTGCATGGGGTGCTTACAATGAGAGAAAGGTATGTCGGAATGCCTTACCATTTGACCACCGCATCACAAAGGCGATGAGTTTGGTTGAACATTGGAATGCTCGTAGGTACAGAAACGAGGCGGCAAAGTTTAATAAAAAGAATCCGTTCTGTCCGAGAGACCTTCGTCGTAGTGTAGAAAGATTAAAACAGTACAGCGTATGAATGAAGAAAAATGCTGCGGCAACTGTCATTGGTTTGGCAACGAAGACGTTTATGGTGTAGGATGGTGTAGCAATAACGAGCATGAATCATCTTGCGACAAAGTGTGTAGTCAACATGAATTTTAAACTTTAAATATAAAATGGAAAAGATTTACAGACATTTCAAAGGAGGTTATTACAGATTTATTACAGAGGTCACTAATAGTGAAACTCAGGAGAAAGAAGTTGTTTATCAGGCTCTCTATGGGGAGCGCAAGGTTTGGACTCGTCCTGCTGGTATGTTCTACGGAAAGGTAAATGTTGATGGCGTGGAAATTGACAGATTCACCGAGGTTGCTGGCGTACCAGTCTTGTTTAAGAAGACAAACGAGAACGCTATCATGCCATCTAAGGCGCATGACGATGATTTCTGCTACGACTGCTATGCTGTATCTGAGAAAGAGATTGCACCTAACGTGTGGAAATACGGTCTCGGATTTGCGCTACAGATTGAAAATCGCAACAAACCTGCCGATATTTCGAGATGCTTCACGTTTCGTCCTCGTTCTTCCGTATATAAGACTGGTATGATTCTCAGTAACTGTGAAGGCACTATCGATGACCCTTATACCGGCGAGATTTCTGCCGTATTCTATCACGTTATGCCAAATATGCCGCGATACAAGGTTGGTGATAAAATCGTGCAATTTCACCTAGAAACAAGTGACAACATCATGTTTATAGAGACGGATGAATTAAACAAAACAGAGCGTGGCGATAACGGCTACGGCTCTTCTGATAAAAAGTAGCCTATGAACGTACTTACAGACGAACAGAAAAATTACATAAAGGAGCATCCGTGTGAGTCGCCAAGCAAATTGGCAAAGTTATTCGGATGCACCGTACAGACCATCTACTGGTGGCTGCATAAGGTACACGGGGATTCCTTTATCCAAAGGAAGAAGGAAGCGAAGGATGTGAGGAATCAGGCTATTCGTAATCTCTATCCAGATCTTTCTGCCACAGAGGTAGGGAAGATTCTCGGTATAACAAAGGCATCGGTCAACAACCTGGCGAGGAGGCTTGGGGTAAAGCATACAGATGAGACTACAAAACGAATACAGAAGGAGAGTGCTGCTCGGACACGTACCGATGAGGCTAATAGAAAGAGACAGGAAACACTGAGAAGGGTTCTTGCCGTTGAGAAGCTGAGAGCTGTCAGCGGTTTGCCGCAGAAGACAAAGCGTAAGTTTAAGACAGTTTCCGGCAAGTGTATGAATGCCAGAAATTATCTTTGCCGAAAGTATAACTACTTTTACGACAAGGATTATGGAGAGTTGCTTACCCTGTTCTTTGACAGCAAAACAAGAATGCTGACCGACGAACAGAAGAAATACTACGAAACGGAGTATAGTATTAAGTTCCTGCAAGCTGAAGAAGATTGAATTTCTGTGCATTATCTATAGTTTAGGGGTGGCCACACATCGCGTGCGGTCACCCCTTTTTGTTTGTAAATCAACTAATAACCAAATAAAAACATTAGAAAAAAACTAAGAACGTTTGTGCAGCTTTGATTTCCAGTATATCCAACCTAAAAATGCGAGAATGCCTATAAAAAGACAAACTGAAGCTATCTTACCTATGCTAAAGAAAGCTTTATCGATCTTTGATAGTTGTTTCTCGACATATACTTTATCTTTCGATATTTTACTTATCACTGAGCTTAAGGAGTCACACTTGCTATGATATATCGCAGCACTATCCTTGTATTCCTTAAGACTAGAAATACTATCTCTCAGTATCTGTACATCTTCCTGTGATATCTCGTGATATTCGTAGTGGAATCTGTCTTCGCCGACTTTGTTTCCGTTCGCATCGTATTTCGAAGCTGTACTATCCCTTATATGAGTCTTCTCTTTCGTTGTAGACTTCACCGATTCCTTGTAAGATACTTTATATGATTCCAGTTCCTTAATAAGCCTTGCGTTAAAGAGTGAATCCCAATTAGCCTCGTTACGTTTATCAGTGATGTATGTCTGTTTTTCTATCACACGTTCTTTCGCCTTACATCTACAGAACATTGATAGAATCAGCATTGTTACTGCAATAGCAATTACAACTCTTGTTATCTTATCAATCAGTTTCATAAGCAAGCGAATTAATTCTGTTTAGCCATCCCTTCTTGAACTTTTTGTTCTGTGGCCTGGTCTGACAGATACGGTCAATATAATCTTTTCTTTCCTGCTTGATGGTGTCGAACAGTTCTCTACCATCTCTTGCGTTAATGGCGGCGATTGTCTTCGAGCCGACAATACCATCGACAGAAACGCCAAGCACTCTCTGTGGAATCTTGATACCATAAGAACCACTGCACCAAAGCCAATCCACGAGGATGTTTGCAACATTCTGATCCTTGATGTTGTCAGCCTCCCACTTATCCCAGTAGAACTTCTTGAAGATTACACTCCATTGCACCCTGGTCATACGCTTTAAATCGTTAACTGTCTTCTTGCTGCCGAATACTGAGCGGTACGTAGCGAGAGTCACACCCATATTGGTAGCTCCACCCAAATCATCCTTATCATAAACGAAGCCACCTTCCCACTTGAGAATGAAAGGCTCCAAAATCTTACTGTTTGCCATTTTTGTTTTCCTCCTCTTTTTTATCAAACTCATTGTTGAGTCTGTCAATAATCGGCTTCCAGTAGCTAGGCAGCGCCTTTGCGAACTCGAATCTCAGAATATAGTAAATAACCCGGAATGAGATGTTCTTAGGGTATGCTTTAATGAGGTTCTTGAATGCGTTGCATATATACACATAGCAGAATATATACGTAAGCATCTTGATCACAAATAAAGCTTCCGTACCATCGTTGCAACCTAACATGATGCCGTATATCACATATACGATAGATACGTAAAGCAGCATTTCCAAAATTGCGTTCTTGAACTTTGATGCAGAAAAGTTCTTGCATCGTACAACACTCACACCGTCAGCTCGCATACCGCAGAAGATATTGAAGCCAAAGGCGATAACCAGCGCCAAAACGAAGCCTTCTGTTGGCGTTGCAAAGGCAAGTATAGCTGAAAATATAGTTACACCTATCTGCCGAATCTGTGATGAATCTAATAAATCTGTCATAATCTGTTATCCTGAATAATTAATAAAAATAAAGTTTCGGTCTTTTGATGCAAAGATAGCAAAAAAAACCGAAACTTCATTCAGAATAACGAAAAAATCAGATATTCAGATCATAATATGGCATTCCGCCGTTTTCCAGGAAAGAAACGCATTCGTCGAAAATCTTTCGCTCGAAATCAAGCGTGTTGATCTTCGGGAACCATTTCTTTATCTTTGCGTCGTTACGCTTTACCATTTCTCCCCAGAGAACGCACCAGTCTTCGAGATTGATGTTGTCATTCTTGACCTCATGCCAATAGTCCTTGGCTACATCTTTAGTGTGAAGCTGGCCTATGAGACAAAGATGCATATCTGCCATTTCTTCGTCATAATGACATGCGCCAATCTCTCCCTTGACCTGCTTCATCATATCAAGCATTACGCTGTCGTTCATTCCGACTTCACAACAATCAGCCATTATCGTAACACAGTTCTTTATAGCCTGCATGTCATTGCTAGCTATAATGTCTTCGAATACCTTTTTCATAACCGTATATTTTTGATGTTACTTCAGAAAATACTCTCTGATGTCGTACACGCCATCCTTGTCTTTTAACAAGTCAAGAGCAAGGCTGTGTGCATATTTGACCAAATGCTCTGTACCAATATCCTTAACATCTTCCTTGCCGAGTATCTTAGCAATGGTACATCCGTGGTCACTTACGACCTGATTCATTGCAACGTACAAAGCATAATCATTGTAGTAAGGCTTCTCCTCTGTTGCAAGTCCGAGACCGGTCATAGCATTGATCCATGTCTGCATATCCCAGGTTGCAGGCGGATTCATGCCGTTTACAATCTCAGATGCCTCCTTCTTGGTGAGATAGTTCTTCCATTTTATGGCGCAAAGCTTATTAAGATACTCTTGTGCCAACTCTGGGTGCTTTGCTGCCATATCATTCATCATGCAGCGCATTGTGTCTCCAAATGTGCGCATATACTTCACGTTGGCTGATGATGCCATCATCCCATACAGCTCATCAAACTTGCTCATAATGTCTTTTGTTTCCATATCTTATATATTTTAACCTATTATCAAATCTTTCAACTCTACAAAGTCCTCCTCTGTGAAGTTGATGCTTCGCTTGCTTCCAAAGAGGATAGCAGTGGCAATTCCATCTGGCAGGTCAATAGACACAACTCCTTTGTCGATATGTCCGTGAATAAAACCTACATCGAATTTGTAATCTTCCACGGATTTTAGCATCTGCATCATATCTTCAAATATCGTGTTGGCATCTATGTTGCCGTCTTCATCGGCAATGAATAGGGTAGCGTTGTCAATGCTCTTGCCCCAACTATCCTTGTGTTTGGCGATGATGTTATGTGAAGCTCGCTTCATATACACGGAAGGAATAGCCAATGCAGGGTTCTCCTTCACCATATCGCTAATTCTTGCGTCTGCCCACAAATCAAGCGATGTAAGCAGTTTCTCTTTCAGTTCTGTTACGTTCATTTCTTAGTTTCTCCTTTCTTTGTTTTGTTGTACCAAACGAGATATTCTTGCCAAGTTTTGTCGCTGTGGTTAGTCATATAATCGTTGAGCATAGCAGATTTTTGTTCCTCTGCTTGCGCTACTTCTTTTCTCAATCGTTGCATCAAAGATAGATGTTTCTTTAATGCTTCCTGTCCTTGCTGAGTGCTTTCGATACGAGGGCGTATGATGCGCAATTCCTCGTCTTGCACTAGCTTAGACACATATTGCAAGCTATTGACATATTCTTGATTCTGCATCAAGTACTGACGTTGTGCGCCTGTAAGATTGTCCTCAATCTTATCAATCTCATCCCAAAGTGGGGTTGCGGATTGCTGCGCTTGCATATTGATAGATGCTCGCTTCTGCTGTATTGCTTCGTACATCTTCTGTAGCTCGGCATCCATCATCTGCGGCTGCTGCTGACTTGTACCCATATCCAATAATGGGCTGTTTCCAAAATTCATCATAACAATCAATATCTTTAAGTTGGTGATATATTATAGAGAGGTGAGAGGGCATCCACCAACGAGGGCAAACACCCCTCACCAACTCATTTTTTCTTAGTCCGTCTAATAACCGACTTCCTTACTGCTCTGTTACGCTCCTGTAGTGGGAGTGGAAGGAGCGGTGCAATTACAGCCATAGCTGCCGTAACCAGTAACTACTGGTGTAGATGGGAGCACAAGCTGACCATCAATCTTGCGGCAGCACTTCTCGTTAACGTAAGCCATCATAAGTTTCTCCTTGTAAGGAGTGAGGGCTTCCATTACGGCTACCTTCTTGTCGAGGTCGCTATACTTAGCCTGTAGTGCGTCATACTGGTCTCTCTGATTTTTGTACAGACCGAAGTCCGCATCAACCTGAGACTTGTACAGACCGAACTCAGCCTGCATTGCACGGCGGTTCTCGGCGTTGATAGCATCGTTAGCACCCTTATACATAGAGAACTTCTCAGCGATGTCTGTCTCTCGCATAGCGTAGAACTTGTTAGCGGTGTCGAGCTTCATACCGAACATGTAGGTAAGCAACTTCACCTCATCATCGCATTCCTTCTCCATTACCTGTAAGGCGGTTGGCTGATTGGAACTTGCGTTAGCCCCATAGGCGTTGATGTTCACGTTCTCAGGCATATTTCCGCCACCGAGTGAACCAAATACGCTGCGGTTGTTACCGCCAAGCAACCAAGCACCAGCACCGAGTGCTGTGCCGATGATACCAAGGGTAAGACCAGCATTGCCTGTTGCCTTAGAAGCATAATCATCGTGCTTCTTTCCCTCTTCGTAGATTTTCTTCTCTACGACCTTTGCATCTGTCATTTCCATAATACAATCTTTTGAAATCCTTAATATTAACTAACACTATTGTAACGTTACGGATGCAAAGGTACAAAGAATAGGGGAGAGCAAATATAACTCTATCACACTTTCTTTTAGTGGTTGATTATCAATGATTTAAGGTGATAGAAGGTAGTATCATAAATAAAAAAAAGAGAGGCAATCACTTACCTCTCTTACTCAACTTGTAAGGAATACTTACATGTTCAACTATTATTTTCTTTTCTTTTTAATGAAGTGAAGAATATCCCACTTCTTCCAATATCGGGTATGCCCACGCTTCTTGCACTCGCCATTGGGCAAATCGCCCCTAGCCACCATTCTGTTAAGGGTAGCATCAGAAACGTGAAGCTTATCCTTAACCTCCTCGGTGCTCATCATTGGGTTGAGAGCATACGGCAGATAGTTCTCACAAAGGTCTTCTATCTCATCGCTACTCATTCCGCAAGCAGTTACCTTCTCCCCTCTCTTCTCTTGCTCGTCTGCTCGAAAACAAGAATCCGATAACGATTTTAATAAC